TCATTTTTTTCGTTGGATACATTTTTCGAAATCGACTATATTTCGTTGGATACATTTTTCGATATCGGCTATATTTTTCTCGCGAATCCTCATATGTTCCAATAGGCCACTTGTAGTAAGCTTTCTCTTACAGTAGAGAACCTTAGCCTCCGCTAAGCGGCATTTTTCTCTCCATAAATTCCTGTACTGGGATACTAAACTAGCATATCCTGAATATTGATGCAGCTGTAAGAGATTATCATTTGCATTCTTCTCTGCCTCCTTCAGCTTCTCCTTTGTCTCTATCAGCTCTATTTGAAGCTTCTCATTGCAGCGGAGGATGTAGCAGCATTCGGTAGCAAGGAGAGTTATGAAGAAGCAATCAGCAAACATGTTCCAGATTCCAAGAAAGGCTTCCACAATACAGAAGCATAGCCCGATGACAATGCACACGACAAAGATGTCGATGCGGTCGAAAATCATTTTTAATCTTTCTTTCATACGCTACAAATCGTTTTTATAATCGTTAGAAATAATCCAGGAGCTCATTACAATATTGAATATCAGCAGGAGAACAATGATAGCCCAGTACTGCCCGTCGGTAAGCTCTATGGTAAGATAATCAAAATCCTCGAAGTTCTTTCTGTGCCATTCCTTTTCTACAATCGGACCGATATACTCGGCGTACTTTTCGAGATTTACAGGATTGCTCATAAACCAGTCTCTACTCTTAATGCCTACGACCGGGCTATCACACCATGAAAATGCGTTGCACCACTTGACATTCTTGTTTTTGTCAATACCGACGCACACGACAAGTTCATTCTTATTGCCGCCCTGCCAGTATGAGCGCTGCTTTTCAACGATTTCTTCCGGCTTGTTCGTAAAGAACAGGACGAACACCCTAAACTGCTTCCGCTCGCCATAGTATCCGTTCAGCCATCTCATCGCCTTCTCCTGGTTCTTCGGAATCTTCAGTCCAAGCACAGGGTTCTGGTCATAAAGAACGATATCCGGATACTCGAACAGTCCAAGCTTTCGTGCCTGCTGATAATCAATATCCTCAAACTTGAAAATAGAACGTGAGGCTTTCACTTTATTCTTATAATCGTGCTCGGAAGATAATGTGTACGAGTTTTCTATGGAGCCATCCCACGCCCATTCCTGAGCATCACCATCCTTAGTGTAGTAATCCCTGTGCATATCAATGAACACGCTAGGTGTTCCAAGAATCTTTCTGACTACATTAAACTCGTTGTCGGTCATGAAGTATTCCTCCTTGTTCCTAGCATCGAAATAAGTCCAACGTTCAGGGTGATTGTCAACATACGAGCAATCATACGTTTCCGTACGTTGATGCTTTCCGCTTCCAACTGTCCTTGTACACGTGCGGTGTATGTACTCATTCCAGGCATCGTAATGACGGATTCTTGTAACGTAGCTTCCGAGATACTCCGTGTCAGCTGCATTGGACTGCTTGAACACGAACTCCATGAGGATGCCTATGAGGATGGAAGGAACAATGAGTACTGCGTATTCCCACCAGGTGGTCTGCTTCCTGAAGAAAATCAACAGGAAAGCAGCAACCACGAATGGGATTAGAAATATGAATATTTCCATAAGCCGTTACTTCTTGAACAGGTCTACGTCGTTATCCTCTCCAAGCTGCATGATCATCTTTGTCTTGGATGAGGAGATAACCTTGTATTCGATAGGTTTCGCATCGGAGATGAACCATTTTGCCGGATATGTCTTCACAAGCGTCTCGTGCTCACGGATGATATCGAGCATTCTCTCCTGTGATGTCTGAAACTCGGAGCGCTGAATCTCTATGGACTGCATGAGGTCCTTATATAGCGAAACGTCGAAGTTAGGATTACTTTCCTTGATCCACTTCATAAGAGAGCCGTCTCCCTTTGAGTATCTGCCCTCGATAAGTTTCGGATAGATGGACTCGAATGCGGACTTGTACTCATCCGTAACCTGTGCCTTCTGCTGAAGAACCTTCCACATCTTGTCGTGAACACCCTCAATCTTGCCACGCTGAGCCTCTGACTGCTGGCGAAGTGAGATTTCCTGGTTGTTGTAATGGAAATAACAACCGATAACTGAACCTGCGGCGAGTACTACTATTGCGAGTACTGATGCCAAAATAATGTTTTTTACACTCATAATGTTTAAAAATTAAAAAAATATACTTAGTCTTTTATTTTAAAAATATCAATCAACACAAAAGCACCTAGGAAGAGGAACCAGATACTCTTCTCTCCGTATGCCCTACTGGTGTCAAATCTTACAGTCGGTACTAGGTAATAAGAACCTTTCAGAATATCGCAAAGGAAGGCTATCATTCTCTTTTTGGTTCTGATTTCCAGACGGCCAGTACACTTGTTTAGTCTTATTTTCATATACTTAATCTTTTTGGTTTGACAACTTGTTATTGAGTCTGATGTAGAAGTCTTCCTCAGACTCTCCGTTCTCCTTGAAGTCGAGATTGTTTTCCTCAACGAAGTCAATGATAGCCCAGACGCTCTTCCTGCCAAGATTCCTGAGCTTCATAAGCTCTGACCTTCCCCGGAGATTACGAACCAAGTCGCCTACGGTATATACGTCGAAGCCTTTGAGTGCATTCAGGATGCGGACAGAGAATCCGCAGTCATTTATATCCCTGGAAAGGATCAGCGGAGGAAGTACTGCGCTACTGACAGGCTTATCTCCTTTCGCGCGCCGGTATTCATCGAAGCTTACCTGTATCGACTTGATTACCTTCTTCAGGCGCTCAACTTCGTACTGCAAGGTTCTGTTCGTTGAGAGCTCAGCAATTACAATATCCTCGTTGTAGGTGAGTTTGTTGCAAGTCTTTTCTGCAATCTGCCTGATTCTCGTTGCAGACACGCCGTACTTGATTGACAGCTCGTCATAGGTCATTCCGTTAATGATGTCCTTCAGAAGACTGGACTCACGATAGGTCAGATTCGGTAATACACCAAGATGCGACATTGTGTTGATTACACCGAACAGCATGCCTACGGCGTTTGCAGCCAGCTTGCCGTTTGCGGTAGCTCTGTCTCTCAGTTCAGTGAGCTCGACGTTGATAGCGCGCTTGCGATACTCGACTTCCTTGAGCTTCTCGTCAATCATCTTCTCGTTTGCTGCAATCATCTTGTATTTCTGAGCATATTTCTCGATATCCTCGCTGTTGACATACAGGATGCCGTGTTCGCCTACGTAGCTTCCAAGGATGCCTTCCTTGATGTAGTTACTGATAGTCTGTCTTGATACTCCCAGTATCTCGGCAGCTTTGTTTCTTGTTATTCTTGCCATGTTACTAATGTTTGTAGTATTTAACTAAATGTCATATTCCTGACATTATGAAAGTTTGCAGACAATCTGATCTTGCGCAACCTTGTGACATTTTCCGTAATTGTAATCTTGGACAACATACATGATTGCCGGGCGTCCTTGTGCCATCATGGAGTTATAGCTACCAAACACCTCTATAATCTCACAAGGTATATTTTCCAATATAGGACTACCGATTTCGACTTTTACAATATCTCCAACACGAAACTTGGAATTTCTTACTGCGTACTCGGTTGCCAGATTATTCATATCTTCCCTGTATTTGTTACCTAACGCCAATCGACGGCTGGTAAGCTCGTCAAGTGTCATCTTACATTTCTCTACGAGCAAGCCGTTAGGGGACTTTATTCCTATCTGTCTTGTATCATACTTCATAATCTCTACAATTTATGATATTAATATTCTTTTTAAAAAGGTTATATGAAACAGGCAATAGACCTCTGAGAGAGTGGTTCTCCCCCTTACCCCCATCAGTCATTGAAACGATGAGAGCTTGGTAGGAATATTCCACTCGAAGTTGCATGAACCCAGTATAATGAGCCCCTTCGGTCGGATCGGTTGCCAAATCGTACAGCACCTAATCTAAGCAGCTTTCTAGGTACGCCTAGCCCTGCCCGCCTTCTGCCTTCAGTTCCTGCGGTGTCACCATGCACCTCTTGTGACGTGGGTTTTAAGTCTGTGTAGCCGAGTGTATTTAGCCGACAAGCCACCAAGACTACCTATTTAATCAAACAAAGGAATAGGAAAAGTGAAAACCCTATCCTTTGTTCGTGTAACGCTCCGAACTCTGGATAGGGTTGTATAGGGAAGTGAATATTCACTTAATTATACTCATATGTCCGCTGTTTAGTGCGTTACTCCTAACAAGCACTGCAAAGATACTACGATTTTCTATTCCGTGCAATAGTTTAGTTTATGCCATAAACCGGACTTATTAAAGTAAAAAGTGAGGACAAGTATTTTAAAGATACTGGTATAGATAAATGTTTCAAGCGAAGTAAAAACAGCTAATTGCAACATTCATTAAAGTACAGAATATTTACAATTAACGTAGTTTAAGAAAAAAGTGTGATTTTCGTTGCTTTTTTGGTGGTTATCTTAATAAAATAGCCGCCTATCTGTTAAGTGATAAGCGGCTAGTTGTATGAGAACCTGCGATTACAGATGCCCTATATCCTCCTTGGATATCCAGGTCCCGTGACTTGGCTGTTTGTCGAGGGTACAACCGGTAAGGTCCTTCACCCCAAGCTCCTTGCACAGGTCCTCGTCATGAAAGTCAGCGTAGCACCACCACTTTGTCTCTTTGGTGGCAGTATCCTGCAATTCTAGCACGACATGAGGATAAAAATGATATTCTGTACTTATGACTTTGTACATATTAGTTAAATTCGTTAATTGTTGTTGAAGAAATATTGTTTTCTGAAATAAATCCACTATCTTTGCAAATATCTTCGGAAGACTAATCGAACCTTTATGGAATAGAAATAAAAATAAACTTCCGTTGACGGTCAATTCTTCGGAATTGTGGATTTAAACGCTCATAAAGAGCAAATTTCTACTATCGTAGATGTCAGACTGTAATGGTCTGTGGTAGCCCCGGCTTAGGTCGGGGCTTTTTCGTTCTACTGCATCCGTAGAGATTCACTTTAATTGCTTTTTGATCAAATTAAATATCATATTTTCCTCTGCCTCGTCGAGGTTATAACAGGCGTGAGGGAGGATGGTAGTTTTCTTGTTGTCTCGATGCAAATAGATAATATTCGCATTTTCGTGCCATGGACGTGATTTATAGCATCGCTTCACCATCTCCGAGAACGACGTGTTCTCATTTCTTGCGAAGCTGGAATTCCAGGCGTTCAGGAGTGCAACGACCTGCTTCCAACTTAATTCGTTTAAGTTGATATTTCCATTTTCCTTCACCGTTTTTTCTAATATATTCTCCATATTCTTTCCGCTTTGCCGTGCTGCGATAGGGCTTAGATTCCATTATTCTTTATCTAAATTAAGCTGGTCTTTCAAAGCATCATCGAGCGTCCAATCTGCTTTTTCGTACACAGCTTCACCTGCGCCTGAGTTAAAATCAATATAATAAAAACTGCTATCTTCGCTTACAGTAACATTATATCCCTCGTATTCAATTTGCTTCTCCGTCATAGGGATAAAACGAACACATTTCTTCTTTAGATAGTTTTCTACTTCGTTTTCAAATTTATCATCTACATAGATAAAGTTCTCTCCATTCTTCTCAGAGAATGTAGCTTGCGGAATATCTGCCATGAACTCTTTTTGAAATACTTCTGTATCAACGATATTGTTGATGATATTAAATTTCTTCATATTATTTCCGCTTAACCGTGATGCGTAGGGCTTGGTTATTAATTGCAGGAGCCGAAGCTCCCTATTTTTGGCTAATCGGGGCCGTTTTAAAAAATCCCCTCCTACCCTCACGGGCAAGAGAGGACACTCATATAAACAATCTAGCTATGAAAAACTAGAAATATCTTATTTCCCGCACTTAACAACTTCGAAAACACGATGCTCTCTGTCGGCGGAAAGTCTATTACCTTCTTCATCGCATATGTGGCCATCTTCGTTGACCCATAGCTTCTGGTTGAACATTTCTTCGCACATTCCCAGGATCTTAAGATATTCCTGTGCCTCGAAGATGACGTTCTTGCCATCACGCTCTGCCCTCTTGAAGTTATCGATAAGATCTGGATTCAGGTCAGGTGCAGTGATATCGTACTCATCCATTTCATCGTGATAGTGGATGTTGAGAATCTCCAACTCTTCCACCATTGCGGAGTTCGTACCAATCTCGCCAGTCAGGGCCTTCATAACGGTCTCCTTTTCTAGCTTTTCGTACTTCTTCCGACACTCATTGATGAGTTTATTCAACTCTTCTTCTGTATAATCTTCTACCATATTCATTATTTTAATTGGTTAAACAATGGCAGGAGATGGCAGCTAACCACCTCCAGTTTTAGCTTAATCCTCATCTAGACCGTTATCGAGGTCTTCTTCATAGACGCCGAACAATCTCAGTGTATTGCTGTCAATCTCGGTCTTACCGACAATGTAGCGCTGTGTCATCTGTATATTAGGCATACCGTTACTGGTATGTCCCATCATGACGGCAATCTGCTCAAGAGGCACTCCCTTCTTTGAGAGATTCGTTGCGAACGAGCGTCTGCCGGTATGGGATGATACGAACCGATACTTCTTTCCAGTCTCTTCCTTTCCTGCCTTGAACACCTTCGTGTTCGTATCTATTCCGCAGTCACGACAAATATCGCGGAGTGCTCTATTGAACGTCCTTTCACCTATCTCACCCGGAAGAGGCTCGTCACCAGTACCGCATACGAGGAACTTACGGAGCTTCTTGTGAAGTGGAACCCTTACCTCGGTCTTTGTCTTCTGTGTCACATAGACCAGGAAGTGTCCGGTATCATCTATGTTCTCTTCCGTCATTCTCTGGCAGTCGCTGTAACGTGCGCCACAGAGACATTCCATGATAAACATTCTCTGAACATATCTTTTTGTTTTTCCGTGAGGGTTGTACTTTATGATTCTGTTTATCTCCTCATCCGAGAGATAGACGGACTGTACCGGTACAGTCTTCGCTCTAAGTATTCTGTCGAACGTAGGACTAGGAATTTCCCTGGTAGCATCGTTCTCACGTATCACAGCCTTGATGGTTGCACATACGGTTCTTGCCGAGTTAGGAGCGTAGTTCTCCTGGATCTTCTCGAAGAGGTCGCGAAGGTTGTCATCCGTGATGTCTTCCCATAATGGCTTATGCCCAAGCATCTCTTCGAACATCCTTACAACCTTAATAAGTTTCGGATATTTCCAGATGTATGCGCCATAGAACGTATCATGCCTCCAGGCGTTGCTGTGATAATTGGCGAACCAACCCTGCTTGATGGCAGTCTTGTACTTCTGCTGCTGAGTGTAGCTCAGAAGTCTCTCCCAATCTCTTGTCTTGATTCTTATTTCTTCTGTCATAATTCTATAATTTTGGTTACTAGTGGCAAAGATACGAAAAGTTTATAATATAAACCATCGTCTTTGCCGTTTTTAACGCTAAATTAACTTTCGAACTCATCGTTTAGCTCGTAAGCAATACGGGCGAGCGACTCGAAATCCATCTCAAAATCCATAGGGGATACTCTCTTCACCACTCTTTTGTAGCTCATCATACGTAACGTGATAGTCGGGATAGCGGTATCCTTGCCGTTAGTTTCAATGAGGACAGCTTCGAAAAGCCCGTCGCTGCACTTAACCGGGTTCTTAAGTTCCTTGCTTAGGGTTCCGCGCTCTCGCATTATCTCACGGATGGTGCATGCAAGTTCCATCTTTGCTGTTGAACGCAACTCATCAATCTTGTCTTTCAATACTTTTCTCTTCATAATCTTAATATTTTGGTTTAACTTGATGCCCGCCATTCCTGGCAGGCTTGTTTGGCTTAGTCTTTTCTTTCGATATCAAGGCCCATAAGCACGCCTTTCATATAGGCTAATGCCTCTTCCTTGCAGTCCGATAGAAACTTCTGACAGCCATCAATGATAACGCCGTACTTACCGCTCGGATAATTCTGTAGAGAGCACGAGTGGTAATACTTTCCGGATTTCTCCTCGATTTCTCCTGCGAGTCGCTTCCCTTCGTCGGTCTCATTTGGACGATTTTCTGGGTACTCATCGTAAAAATACTCGTGCCATAAATCTAGTAGCATATCCTTGCAATCCTCCATATCTTGCAAAATATCCGATAATTTGTATGGCGCGCCGTTAGCACCATGTCCATCCTCGCCAATCCATTTACTGGCTTCCTCGTCAGGATCGAAGTCGCTATAATATTGATACAACTTATCCATGAAATCAGACTTATTGCCATTCTCGAACCAAATTGTGGCGATGAAATCTTGGTCTTGTGGGGAATACTTCTCTAACTCGACGCAAACCTCACCTCTTTCGTTAGGTGTATCGTCAACATTATAACTCCATCCTAAATTCTCTACTAATTTCAAAAAATCATTCATATCTTTAATTTTAATTGGTTAATACTAGGAGCGTGAAACGGATTGTTCCACGCCTTGTTCGGCTTTACACCGGCAGAGACACGATATATTCCTTCTTCTTTTTTCGTGTTCTGCTCTTCACAGTGAATCCACAAAAATCTCTCAGCCACCCGGCAGCATTGCCGATGAAAGGCTCGTTCACCATAAGGATAGGACGAAGCATCCCGTTCTTCTTCATGAACTGATAGTCGATGAAGTCGAAAGGGTCATCAGGGTCCTCACTCTTCTTCTCCCAAACGCTGACATCGAGATAGTCGATGAAGTCTCCCTCTGGCGGGTTATCCATCTCGATGAATCTCTTCGGAGTTAGGAGAATCGTCTCCTTAGGCTCGTGGGTCATAAAGAAATTCTCTATAACCTCGTTGAACTTGTTCATGTCCATCTGTTTCTGGACAATGCCCTTTCTCTTCATGATGTCAGAAGCTTTGAGCATTCTTGTACCTCTTCTTGCTGTTACCATAATTCAAAATTTTAATTGGTTAGACATAATGTACCCCGTCATTCCTGACGAGGATTTTGGCTAGTGTGCGAGGAATCCTACCGCCTGTCCTTTCCCGATAGACCAGCATAACCTATCTTCCTTCAGACACTCTGTGCAGTTTCCGGTACATAGACGTGTTCCTTCCGGAGCAGACGTTCCGCTCTCGAAGATAGGATGCGCCTCCGGAAATCCGTGGCGGTTATCCATCTTGAGACCAAGCCATCCGCTGAATAAGATGTGCATGTTCTCAGGAATGACGTTGCCCTCATCGAGATACTCGTTGCACACATCGAACATCTTGGTGAACGCCAGGAACTTGGTATCCTTATGCTTGCGAGCAATCTCGCACATCTTGTCAAGATACCATTTATCCTGGATGTCACCACCGATGTGGAATCGGAATGCACGAGGGAATCGGTAGTCGAGATACCCATCAATTTCCTTGAAGTATCGCTCGGGATCCTCATGGTAGATTGCAGAATTGATAGCTCTCGTCTTGATGACCTCCTTGTAAATCATGTCATTGCGCAGGTCGTAGCAGCTCTTGGAGCAGATTGAACAGTTACCGCAATCCATGACCGGAATGAGCGACACGGATGGGATAGCTCCCAATTTTGTGTTGCCATCGCTGATCTTGACATGCAAGTCGCTGACGTTCTCTAATGCGTTCTCGTAAGCTGCCTGTGCCTTTGACAGACGAGTCTTCATTCCTTCCTTACCTAATGTCCAGTAATTTCTACTCATAATTCTAATTTGATTGGTTAAACTTTGGGGAACAAAAAACCGGCGTGTCTCACGACAGACCGGCTTTGAACCATTTAAACAAAATTTAGTTATGATATGAGTAGTCAGCCGCTGCTAACGACTGACATGTTGGCTAATCTTCATCTACTTTTACATTGTAGTGAAATCTTACAGTAAGGTAATCTGTGCTCAGAAAGAATGTATAGATTAAAGGCTCAGCCTGGCGTTCGTCGAGATACTGCTTCGTCTCGAAATAGTATATATTATTTTTTGATTCGCCAGTCAGTCGTTTGACAATCACTCTACCCCACTCTGATGTAATCCACGATCGAAGCTTCCTGATAGATAGGTAGTTTCCGTGATACTCTATCATTGTAGGTGCGCCTCCGACAAATCCCAATGAAAAAAACTTATTGGTGAGATATTGCGAATCGTCAAAGATTGCGTCTAGAAGTGATTCCTCGACGACATTCTTCCCGTCAATAAGAGCCTTAATATACTCTCTTGTGTCTACATTAATTTCCTTCATAATTCTTAATTTTATTGGTTAAACTTTTTGAATCGGTTACCGAATCAGTAACCGACTTTTGGCTAGAATGGTCCCCGGCTGGCGCCTTACTCTATAAGTTCGATCTAGAGAGCTTTAGCTCGAAGGATTACCTCCAGTAGTAACTGGAGGAGATCCTCTCGTTGCAGAAGCTCTTGTAAACACAAGCTGCCGGGCCACCATTCTTCAGGCGGCGAACCTTACGTCTTACTGATGATTACTTATTCTCGCTCTTGGCTTTCTTCCATTCAAGAATCTTGCCCTGGACGCTGATATTATTGTCCTTGATAAGCTGCTTGAGTACACCGAGCATCTTCCAACCCTCTTCATCGTAGAGCTTGGCTTTAGACTCAAGTTCCTTCAGAGAATTTGTCTCTGACATCTTTCGTCCGTTCTTCAGGAATCTTGCTCCGTGGAACATGATGAGGTTTCTCATCGTGTAGTAGGAACCTGAACCCTTGTAGGCAGTAATGAACGCATCAGCCTGCTTGGTATCCCACGCGAGATGCTTGCGGTTCTTGTTGAACTTGCGAACGGCATCGTAGAGTTCCTTGTAGGTTTCTACAGCACTCATCTTGTTGGCAAGGTCACGGAGAGGATTGTATACCTTTCTCTCCAAGTCAGCGACGAAGATGTTTTCGTTTTGAAGACGGATATAAGGATTACCCTTGCAGGTATGCTTGTATGTCTTCTTCTTTTTTCCATCCTTGTCTTCCTTGACAGTGTAGATGCACTTGTCGTCGATATAGCTGCGGAGCTTGCTGATGTAGTCAATAGCCATGTCGTGTGCTACAACTCCGTTGAACCAGCGGTTTCTCGCCTTGAGATTCTCGTAGTCCTTGTGGTCACACATCTTCATCTGAGCATACAGCTCGTTCTCCAACATGCGCCACTGGTACTCGTAGCCTTTCTTCTGCAACACCTCGTTGAATGACTTGCCGTCCTTCTCCATGTCTCGCAACATGTGAAACATCTGGCTCATCACCCAACGACGGAAGAGCTTCCAGTTACTTACGTATCCACCCTCGACAATCTGCTTGCCTACAGCATCGATGGTCGCATCGTCCATGTCTACAGGAACTGCTGCGCCATTTTCGATCTTGATAAGCTGGTCGTCACCGAGAGGGAAATATTTACTAGTATCAACGCCTGCTGCCTTAAGAGCTTCGAGACGCATCTGCGCCTTGGTCTTATGGGTAGCTGCTGTAGCCTCTACGTTTTTTGTTACGATGTTCAAGTTCTCACCAGTGATTGTTACAATCTGCTTCATAATTCTAATTATTTTAAATTGGTTGCTAAAAATTTATTTAACTCTAGTGGATGAGGCTTACGCCCCACCCCTGTTTGGCTCAATCCAGTCTCTGAGGATAATCAGTTCCTTGTCGTTCTCTGACTTCCAGAACCATCTGCCCCATCTGTTCTCCCATGCGAGGTTGCCTCTGAGAAGCTGAATCAGTATGTATAGCTCCAGCTTACATCTAGCTACCTCCCGTCGCTCACCATACATCATATCTTCGTCTGAGAGCTCTTTCTCAGACAAAGCCTTGAAGTAGTAGCGGCGATGGGATTCAGAGCGTTCCGAAGGCACAGAATGCTTGTATGCCTTATATCTCTGTTCTATCGCGAACAGAACTACTGCATGTGTCAGGTAAGGTGTATCTTTCGGCTTATCTTCCTCGGACATTACTACCTTTCCATTCACCCTACATGTTCTCTTCTGGAAGTTGATGGTGAACTTAGCACCATTCTCAACTGCATTGATAATCTCGTCGTATGTCATAATTCTATTGTATTGGTTAATAGGGATAGTGCTTATTCTAGCACTATCAAATTGGCTTCTTCGAGTTCATCCTTACTCAGTACATCTTCGTCTTCTCCGACGTGGATATAGAACTTATCTCCGTTCGCCCACTCCATTGCACGCATATACAACCAGTGAGCATCCTCGATAGAGAATCCGTCTGCACTTATAGAATCAAGCATCTCACCCATGCAAACTTCTGACGTTTCGTACTCTTTCTTGATTTCCTCAAGCTTCTTTAGTAATTTGCTGTTCATAATTCTTAAATATTGGTAAATAGGAGTGCGCTCAGAGAATCTGTTGCGTAACTATAAGGTCTTGATTAATACTGTATCTAAGTCCTGACAGATCCAGGTAACCACCTGGATCTTCAGGATGATTGATACCGTATTGTACAATCTATTCTCCTTGCGCACCATTCGGCTCGCAATAACCTAGTCTGACTCAACCTGATACGTCGCATTTCTTTAAGTTTTTGATTAAGGGCGTGACATTGTTATGAAGCCAACCTCAGGAAGCGTACGCTTCCCCATCCTTGGCTTCAGAATCAATGAAACGCTCGATAAACTCTCAGAACTTGTCAGACATCGCTGCAATGCGCATGAATTATCTCAAGTATTATGTTGCATGGATATATGTTCTTGATTCGGTCCCGTGACTGGATACCTGTGCCTGCGGAGATATCGGCAGGCACAGGTATTCCACCTTACGGGATATTAAACCTCATACTCTTGATAAGTCGTGATGCAATTCACTTTGGTTGTTTGTAGGTACACTCATAGGTCTGTTGTCTATCTCTATCTTGGCGATTGAGGGAGCTGATATCGCGGGGAGCATCGTTGTTCTAAGGATGCCTCCCCGCGAGTTACAAAGCTCGTGATATAAAGAATTCCTCCTCGTGTACCTCGTTTGGCAATAACGTTGTCTTCATCTGAGAGCGTGGCACGTAGCTATAACAGCTTGATTCGAGGGCTGTTGTAAGCCGCCGGCCACACCGGCGGCATGTAAACAGCACTCATAAATTCACTCTCCTTTAAAGACTACCCTCGTGTTAGGGTGATTCCCTGACCGATGGCTCGGCACAATACTTTATGTTTCTGATTTGACACAGGATTCGCCAGACTCAGGATCCGGGTGTTACCAGGATCCAGAGTCTGGTTAAGAGACCTGTTTCATAAACTATTGCCATCCGTCAGTGAGTGGTGGTGTGCGCCACCTGCGAGAGTCATGCGGACCGGCACATCTCTGTACTTCATTGATGAGCTACGCCTTGTGCCATATGAATGATCCAGCTGTCTCAAGTTGTAAACTTGGATAGCTGGATCAATCAGATGATGTTATAGAGGCGTTGCCTGAATCTGTCCGTCCTTCTCCCACGTCCGTGTGCTCGGTTACAGAGTCTGCCGGTCAGAAGATGCTGCGCATAGCTATATCAGATTGATAATGTCCGGTTTAGGACGAACAGAGGACCATCTAGGTATTAGATGGTCCCTGTACTCCGCAACCGGGATATTTAAAACCTTGTATCTTCATTCCGGCAAAATCCCTGCGCTAGGATGCTCATCTACAGAGTATTCACCAATGTGTTGTACGCTGCCCTGCTCGTTCGCAAGGCATTCTGAGCACAGCCGATTGATAGATACCCCTTGATTTCGCTCTCTGTCTTACTCCTGTTGGCTTTCACGTTTCTGCCACGACCTCGGTCTATGCAACCTACAGCCTGAGTCTTCACGTATCCGAGACCACCGACCTTTCTCTTGCCTGTCTTGACCGCACGGATGCAGTCCATGACGAAGGTGTTGAGCTTGTCGATGTCCTCTTTCACGTTAATGACCGGAAGAACCTGAGTAGCCCAGGAATAATCGCTGTACCCCTTGTAGAGATACCTGTTTACTGCATTGATGGCTTTCGTCATCGTGGTATCACGTTTCTTTATCGTCCTCTTCTCAATCTCCTTTTGGAATGTCTTGATACGTGTGGACGACAGAGAGATATTGTGACCCTTGATGGAATATCCGAGGAACTTGAACCAGTGATTAGCGTCAAGATACTCAACCTTCTTTGGGTTGAGCGTCATCTGCATCATCTTCAGCTCGCTCTTCATAATATTCATGGCTTTATCATAGCCTTCACCGACAAACAGCGTATCATCTGAATAGCGGACGTAATATCCGTTAAGCTTAGATAGCTTGTCGTCAAGATGATAGAGAATGACATCAGCCAGCCATGCAGCAACAGAGCATCCCTGTTTTAGGGACTGATACTTCTCGCAGAGGTTGTTGTCCTCATCAAAATAGATATCCGTGTGATAGTAGTCACGAATGACATCTATCAGCGCAGATTTTCCGTACTTCTCCTCTACTTTGTCAAATGCCCAATCAATGAATCGAATAGGCACGGAATCGAAGTACTTGGAGAAGTCGCCTTTCCACCCGATGATTTTTCCATCTGCTGAGTATATTATCCGAGACACATCTTGCACCACACGACCGCAGCCGATACCTTTCTGGTATGACGTACAGCGCGGATGCACCATCTCTGGCATCAGCTCGAACAGGAGGTCGTTGGCTATGCTCAGGAGGATTCTGTCTACAGGTTCATTCACGTAGACAGTACGGAAATCTCCGTTGTCTTTTGGAATTTTTGCTGTGTGCGGCGGCATTATCTTGTAATTGCCGCTCTTGATCCTCTGATACATAGCCAGACGAGCCTTCGGTGTCGTAAGCTGATACATTACTGCTTTGTTCATGTCCTTGAATAAGCCTTTCTCGATAGCATACTGCCATCTGGCTTTCTCAAAGAACATACTTAGGATTCTGTCTTCATTCATAATTCTTCTTGTTTTGGTTATTGGTAGGGAGATTACTCTCCCCGTTTGGCTAGTTGATGTGCGCCTGTTCGCTCACGGATGATAGATGTTAGAGTCTCTTGAGAGCAGCTTCGATGTCTGCGACTTCTTTGTCCTCAATCTTTGATATTTCTTGTAATATCTCGTCCAAGTGAGTAACAAAACTAAGTGCATCTACTACGCGGCCAACCTTCACATTAAGGTCACCAGCATGTATGTCGCATATACCAAACTCTTGCAACAAATAGTAAATGGTGCCACTCTTTAGCGCAAGAAGAATGCGTTTAAAACAATTTATTTGCACGGTAATAACTCTGAAGGTAATACCACAGCGAGGGATGAAGATTTCTGTCATGTCAAGCTCAATGAGCTTATCGCATATAGCTTTCGCCAGTTCCTCGCACTTTTTTTTCAGTTCTTGAGACTTGTGTGCGTAATCGTCACGTCCAAGTACTTTCCACATTTCTTTTTTTTCCATAATTCTTAATAATTTATTGGTTAATAATGTCAGAGGGATTGCTCCCTCCGTTTTAAGGCTTCTTGATATTAATGATACCTGTCACGCTCATAGCGTCTGATGGTTCAAATTTATCCGGTGTCATACCACAATCAGTATATCCGAATAGCGAATCCGCACAAGCGTCATACCATTCTGTTTCGTCTGGTTCGTAATTATCCGGCGCATCTTCAGGACACGCCAGCTCTAGCACATCCCAGTAGTTAAGGAGATAGCCCTTGTACGCAATCTGAGGATCAGACCACTCTCCACGTGAGATAAAGCAGATAGTCTTACCTGCAACGTTGTCACGATGGATCTTGAAAAACTTATCGAATACCTTTTTTGCTTCTTTCGTCATAATTCTCTTTATTTAATTGGTTATAGTGATAGCCCGGAGGCTATCTTTAGGCTAATGCGTTCAATACTCTGTGTGCGTTGTATGCGACAGGATTCTGATACTTCATCTCTGCATTGATTCTACGCTCACAAATCTCAATACATCTCTCGTGTGCAATATTCTCGGACAAGGCATCAAACTCGATATGGGTGCTGCCAGATGATGGCTTGCCCACACAATACTTGTGCCCGTCACGATAGCACACGATTCTTCTGTTCACTCTGTAGATAGTTCTACTTCCCTTCTGTGAAATTGTAATCTTTCCCATAATTCTATTTAATTGGTTAATGGAAGAGGAGCATGCAAGCTCCCCTTGGTTAGGCTACTCCTTCCACCACTCTGCAACATCAGAGCGCTTCAGGTTTCTCTTTTCTAAAAAATCCTTCAGAGTACTACAATATGTATTCATGCTGTAGAAATCTCCCTTGAGTCTTACTATTACCTGCTTCATGATCGTATGTTTTAAAGTCTTGCCCATGAGTATATCTTAGCTCTTCTTTTCTCTTCTTTCAGCTGAGAGAGGAGATATTTCTTCTCTTCTCCCGAGAAATTCTTGCGAATATACTGCTCACACTGCTTCTTCTTCCAGAAATGAACCGAATCTGAAGCGTCTGGCGTTATTGAAACCCACATCATGCCGCCTACTACAGGAACAAGTCCTGCGTAGATAATTCCTTTTCTAAATTCCATAATCTAATCATTTAAATGGTTTAACATTGAATATCCCCATGCTAGGGGATATTGTTAGGCTTCCTCGTAAGCTTCCTCCATCATGGAGTGAATCTCTTCAAGCTCGTTGGAGAAATTGTACTTGACGTTGTACGTACCGAATGCTTTGAAATACCATTCTTCGAGGTACGCTCTGTCCTTGCTAGCCTGCTCGCTATCCTCTGCGGAATCGAGTCTGGCTACCATCTGAGGGTAAAAGTCGTAGTAATCATCACCATCGTAGTCTGATGCCCACCACACACCTGTTCTGTGCTTAGGGTAGTCCTCGTACAGATTGGCAAAATTTCCATCCATGTGCTGGTCATTAAGATGGAGATATTTCTTCATCTCTCTGTTTGCCTTATGGGTAAACTCCCACGCAAGAGACTGGATATTCTTTTCGAATATATCGGCAATGTATTCTTCTAGATCCTCTGCGTCATCGAAATTTTCAAGACACTCACGATAGAGACTCTCGATTACCGCGGCAAAGCTTTTTACACCGATATAATCGGCTACTTTCTCGATAACTTCACCCTTGTTGTTCATAACAACTTCTACAATATTCTTTTCCATAATTCATCTGTTTAATGGTTCATAATGGTTCCCCACGATGATGTGGGGAGTTTTAGCCACATATGGCAATGTCGCCATAATTTCTGTAGAAATGCTTGTATGCCTCAAGACCACTGGCAGCTTTCAAGTCTGTGACCTCTAGCTTACCGGTATCCTTGCGTACCTCTGCAATAGAGTATGTATTGTCGTGCGTCCACTTGATGAGATCCACACGCCTAACAGGATTCTCTACAGACTCAACGATTTTACACTTCAGCAAATCGTCATTCAGGATTTTCTCTAAATCACTCATAATTCTGTAATTGTTGGTTAATAGAAATCCCCACCCGTGGGAGTGAGGATTGGTTTGGCTAATCGAACTCACTTTCGTCCTGCTCGTACCACCAGTCCTGGAATCGATTCGCAACCTCTTCCAGTGCATACTTTGCAAATGTGTCGTAGATGTATCTGCTCTCGCCCTCGTTAAAAGGAGCATACAGAGCCTTGCCGATAGCATCATAGGTGACAGATTTGTCGTCCTTGAAATTCCCGAAGCCCTTAATCATCGTGATAAGGTCTTCACCCAAATCATCGGCAAGCTCGTGCATATTCTCCATGATAGCACTCTTGTTCTCGTTCCAGAACTTGCTTGTCTGATAAGGATAACAGAATCCAGTGTACCCGTCATTTGCATTTCTGCAACTATCGAGAGAATTAAGCAGTGTGTCTTCATTAACACCGCCAAGCTGCTCTACTACGGCATATGCCATCTTTACGAATGATGGATTATCATTTTCATTGATAAACGCATCCCATACTTTCTGTATATTCATATTTCTGTATTTTGGTTGATAATAGAAACGAGCAAGCGCACCATACGCTTACCCGTAATTTTAGCCGAAAACCCAGATAGCCGTAGTTCTTGCGCAGACAGCATACAGCTGACCGCTCTCGCCACGAAGCAACATTCCGTTGCATCCGTATATTCCAGAAGAGTAGCCTACTTGGCTATATCTTTCAGGGATATCGTTACGACTTGAGCTGTCTGTTATATCCTTGGCAGCTCCTACTCTAACGAGTCTTTTCAACTCTTTCTGTGTCATTTTCTCCATAATTCTTTAATTTTGATGGTTTAACATGGTTTCTGTGCAGATAGACTGCACAGAATGTTTGGCTAGAACTTGCGAGGTCGCATGTACGCCTGCTCAATCTCCTGAGCCTTCTTGTCTGCACGTGCTACGCGTCTGAAATACTCGCTCTTGTCGAGGTTCTTACGTCTGCACTCCTCGCTGATAACTGCCTTGTGACTCGCGACGAGCCTGGCAAGGAACTTTCTGTCTCCGTCTGTCATAATTCAAAATTTTATTGGTTAATAATAGGAGGCGTAGCAAATAACTACGCCGGATCTGGTCTAAAGCTGTACGTAAGAAGCCACTCGCCATTTAATGCGCTGAGAAACTTCCTTGCGGCTCTCTCTCCCCATCCTCGTGGCTTGTACGCATCTTCTTTCAAATACTTTTCTACAAGCTTCTCTAGCTGAGTCTTTTCTTCTGCTGTCATAATATATTCTGTTTTGGTTAATAGCAGGCAGCACATTATCGTACTACCCATTTTTTGGCTAGAGATTGTACACCGGAGATTCTGAAGCATTCAGGATAGAACTGCCGGTGAGAATGGAGAATGCACAAGGGTCGAAACTCTCGATTTTCTTCATGTTCTCTATTTTCTTCTGTATCTCAGCACGTATGGATGACAGATTAAGTCTACCGTCAATAGGCATAATAGAATCCATGCCAACCATTTCCACGATACTGAAATCATCCGTAAATCTCATGTTCACAAGGTCAAACTTATTAATCTTGTGATAGAATTGTACCCATTTGCTCATAATTCTACATTTTTGGTTTATAGGAGAGGGAGATAAAACTCCCTCAATTTTAAGCTAGGTACTTCTTGAAGAACTCTTTAAGTTCGTTAAGCCGCTCGTCAATCTCCTCTTTGCTGCATACGCAGATGAAACGTGGAAAACAAGTATCCGTTATTTCTCCCATGTCATTCATGACACAGGCAAAACAACTTATATACCCTTCGCCGTTTTTATTGCTAACGCTAACATCAAGGCTCAGTCTTGATTGATTTTTCAATACTTCTCTCTGAATCTCCTGCAACTTAGGCAAAATCGTAGAGAGTATGTACTCTACATTCTCCTTGTATTCTTCATCTATCATAATTCTTAAATATTGGTGAATAGTATGCGTGACAATCGTCACGCACATTTAGCTCATGCACAATACCGCAATCTCAGAGAAACTCTTGGAGATAGTTTTCTTGCTACGATAATCTCTGTAGCCTCTGGTGTTATTATTGTGCCACTGGCGTGCAGCAATTTTAATTTTCTCCATCTCGTGGAGCAATGCACGCTCAAAATTCTTCTGTGATTTCTTGTCTAACATAATTCAAATTGTTTAATGGTTCTACATAGTATGCCCAGGAAAATGCCTGAGCACATTTTTGGCTACTCGTACTTGTTGAGCAGGAAAATCAGAATAATGCCATCGCCATTCAGGAGAGTCTGGCTCTTGTTCTCGTCATTTATTATGTTTTCACATATTCTCTCAAAGAACGGATACGGGTCTCCGGCAATACTATTGTAATACAATGCCATGTACGTACCGGGGATGAGAGGATAAGAGTCCTCAGGTTCTCCACCGAATACGTCACACGCCTGTGTATTGATCAGGACACGACGTACAGAGAAATTTCCCTCAACTTCCTGTGCGTCCATTCCACGCAAGAGGTCTATAGCCTCATTCTTGCTCAAATCTTGCTTTAATATTCTATCCATAATTCTCTTGTTTGATTGGTTATATTATCGTACTGCCTGGATTTCTCCAAGCAGAATTTAGCTGAATGTTTCCAAGCACAATTTTCGTACTTTCTAGATTCCTCACACTCCAGGCAGGATGAAATTCTCCAAGCGGAGTGTGGATCGCCACAGCTCACGGAAATACCACTTACCCTTTTTCGTACTGCTCCAAATATACACAAGCAGAATTCCGTAAAGAATTCCAAGCACATTCAGGAGAATTATCGTACTTGCCAAGCAAATGAATGCCGGCGCACTCTGAATAAATCCAAGCACAATTATCGTACTTGAATAAATAATCTGTCTTGTTTTCATAATTCTATTTTTATTGGTAATTGTTCCGTAGCCACACACGACAATTATCGTACTGGCTACGGATTTTTAGGCTCACGCCACGCAGAATAATGTAAGTACACCATTCTTTAGCGACCCGAATTCTACGTGACTCAAAATCTCCTGAGCATCTGCAATGATACTCTCAACCTCGCACATATCGAGGCATTTAATTCTCAGCGTACTCATAATTCTAATATTTTTGGTTATTGTTCCCTACAAGCGTAGGGAGATTTTAGGCGATTCCGGCAGACCAAGCGAATCTTTCTTCTTCATCATTCAGTCTGTAGATACTGGAAAGCATGCCAAACAGGCGAGGGCTGCTGTTAACGAGTTCATCGTAGGCATCCTCTGCACTCTGGTCTGTTACATTAATACGTACAAGCGTCTTTCCTATCTTCTTCAAAATCTGTTCTTTCATAATTCTAATATTTAAATGGTTCATAATTGTAGAGCGGAGATTTCTCCCCGCCCCGTTAGCCAGGATGTGCATCTTTGCACCACGTTTTATCTTTATCGTCTTAACTACGTGGCTCACACCCTACAGATTTTATGCTTCTGCCAGCAACTTGTTTATTTCTGAGGAGATAAATCTCGCACGGATGACAAGCAACCGATTTCAGTCAGCGTGGATAGTGTGTACCTTGAACGCTGCAATCGTGATTGCACACACTGGGATTTCTCGGGTAACCACTCCCGAACGGCTCACAACACCGAATAGAATATGAATTATGATTTCTTTCTATAAACTCTCATCTCGCTAGATGATACAAATCCCCTAGCCGTCGTGCCGTCTCATCTCATTCGACGCTCACGCCAGGAATTTTTGCGTATCTCTCGGATGGATGTCTCTGAGTAACACGTTACTCTCTCCCATCTCGGTGTGCCTCTCGCACTCTCGATTTACTGAGATACTTCTCTTGAATTTTGGCAATTAGTTCCCTGAGGGAGAATAAATTCTCTCTCTGAGTTAAGCCCACACACCACGACAAGGTTTACCAAATTGTGTGGGAAAAATAAGGACACGATGACCCGCTCCAAGTTGAAAAACCTGGAGTAAAATTTCCCACTGGCTAACTGCTAGCTAGTCGGTGGGAAAACTAGATAGCTAGATTTTTCTCTAGCTATCTGTTTTGTGTTACTCGCTTTCTTTCTCGCTTTCTTTCTCGCTTTCTTCGAGTGCTGCAAGCTCTGCAAGTAAACGGGCTTTTTTATCCGCCAAACGTTCACGTTTACCACGTTCTTTGCGAACACTCTCAAGCGTATCAAGATAGTTATTATATAACTTAGTAACATAACTGCTGCACTCGCTTACAGAATAGAACAAAGGCAAATCGTTTTTGTCTGTTATGTGTGCGTCGAAGTAAGCAATAAAAGCCCATTTGTGACCCCCTTTGTTATCTACTGCAATAATCAAATTACGTATACTTTCGTAATTTTGATTTTTTGTTGTTTCGTCGCTCAATACGTTCTCTTTAATGAGTGTATCAAGTTTTTTGCTCAATTCAGAAACTTGCATGTAAATTTCATGCATTTCTGAATATTCTTTTGTGCACTCTTCTGTTTGGTAATTACGTATGCACTCAGTACGAAGTGTTCCCAAATACTCGCACAAAGCGTTAACTTTTGCGTTTTTGTCTGCAATAGACTGAATAAAAGACTTTTTAATCATAACTATTTATTGTTTATATGTTATAACTAACATATGTTAGCTACCTATCTAATAGCAAACCACGTACCAAACAACCAGTAAAAAATTGAGTGTTTATGCATTTAACCTTTTGTAAGTGCTTGATTTATAGATAGTTAGCCGTTTGTAACAATTACAGCGTTTGTCAGTAGTTGTTAAGGTTTAAATAATTTAACGTTTTCGCCAACATGTCGCACTTGCAACTACCTAATAATCAAGCACTTACAAAGCTATGGTGGCAGTAATTGTTAATTATTTAACTTAAGAAACATTAATCTTTACAAATTGCTAACTAATTGATTTACAGGTAGTTACATCCGCCAAAGTGGCAGTTTATGTTAAGGTATTTAACTACTCATGTAATAACCTTTTACCAATTTCGTTAAAATGTATTTAATAAGTTAAACACGTATATTTATGCATGTATAAATATGGTAAATATATTTTGGTCAAGTGTATTGTAATAAGTTTTGATGTTTCACGGATTAGCAATAATGGATAATTATGCAAGAAAATGAATATAAACAATATTATAAAGTGTTGGTTATTAAGGGGTTACATAAATTTTTTATAAATATAAACCGACAATTTAGAATAATTACAAAAATATTGTTTCACGATGGTTTACACTATATAAACCGACACAAAGTGTAATAATTTCAGAAGAAACACCCCCACACCCCCTAAATAGCACTAAATCAGCGCGGTAGTCACCTCATCTAAAAATTTTTTCTTCCGAATTTTTAGTCTTTTTGTAAAGTTTAATTACTTTCCACCATAAAGGATAATTATGCATATTCATTCATCCGTTATTTATTAACATTTGATAGCATAAACTCTTACTTTGCAGACCAAACCATAAATGTATACCTATCCTTCATTTAATGTATACCTAAAATGTATATTTATACCCTTTATTTACTAGGGTTTTACCGGATATTCAGGATATTATCTGTATCTTTGTATTGTCGATATTTTATAGACGACATGTTATAAGGACGACCTGACACGTGTTATCCTTCAGAAAGCCCCTATTTATCGGGGTTTATCCTACACAATAACGGAAAATTAATATTATTATTGTACATAAATGGAAAATGGTATTGCTATAGACACATTGCACGCTCAGTTGCTAGACCTTTTGAGGCATGACGAGTACGGCTTCGAAGCGCTCCGTTGCCAGGACTGGGGTAAGGCAAACTCTGATAAGTACAACAAGCTGAAGTCTACTTTCATCAGGTCAATGAGACGTCTGGCGAAGAAGGCTCCGGTGAAGTACTACAACGGTGCTTACTACATGTTCAACGGCAAGATATACGAAGCTGTTCCGAAGATAGTTTTGGAACAGGCTTACCAGCTTCTGCTCCTCGACCTGGCCATGGCTCCGATGCTCGGCATCAGTACGGTGATGAACAAGTCATTCATGGAGGTGATAGAGTGCTACAACATACTGAGACCTACCTTCGACATCGTTGCATTCGCCAACGGAGTGGTTGACTTCGGCAGCGGTCTGAAGTATCCGAACGTGATGCCGTTCTCTCCCGAGTACCATGTCACATACTACCACCCATACGACTACAATCCGAAGGCGAAGTGTGACAGGTGGATGAACTTCATCAAGGAGGTCCTTCCGGACAGGACGTCGAGGATGATCCTCCAGATGTTCCTCGGTCTCGGTCTCATACAGAGAGGTACTGCATACAATCCGTACGAGGGGAAGGAGTCATCGAAGATTGAACTCTGCCTTCTCCTTATAGGTACGGGAGCCAACGGAAAGAGCGTCATCTTCGACGTTGCCTGCAACATATTCGGCAAGGACAGGATAAGCAAGATGGACTACGCTGACCTCACTGCTGACGGCGACGAGGGAATGAGGGGAAGGTATCCAATAAGGAACGCCATCTTCAACTGGTCTTCCGATTCCGACCCGAAGAAGTTCGGAAGGAAGAACACTGGTATGTTTAAGAGACTCGTGAGCGGCGAGCCTGTCCCGATGAGAAAGCTCGGCAGGGATATCCTTGAGGGGAACTCAATCCCCTACCTCATCTTCAACCTCAACGAGCTTCCGTTCCCTGACGATGCGTCGCTCGGATTCATCAGACGCTTGCAGTACGTGAGCTTCGATGTGACCATCCCTAAGGAGAGGCAGGATCCGGAGCTGGCGAGCAAGGTCATCCGTGAGGAACTGAGCGGAGTGTTCAACTGGATATTCCGTGGCGCGATGGAGCTGAGGAGCAGGAAGTACAGGTTCCCGGCAGCTGAGGGCAGCAGGAGACAGCTGCTTATCTCTCTTCTAGGAAGCAATCCTATCTATGCCTGGATAAGGGCGTATGATATGAGGTGTAGCCAAGAGGCGAGGGGTGAGATTTCGGAATGCATGCTTGCCAAGGAGATGTACGAAAGGTTCGTCGAGTTCTGCAAGGCCAACGATGTCGAGGAGAAGGATATCCCTACGATTCAGAAGTTCGGGCGTGATATGAGCGACAAGTACGGCTTCTTCAAGAAGAGGTCACAGGGCGGAATGACCTATCAGGTGTACGGCGCGCAGATGATTGACCTGAAGCAGGAGCTTCTCATCAACGACGTGAAGAATAAATTGCGTGGTGAGGAGGACGTCAAGCAGCCAGAGAGCTTCATTCAGCCTGATGATTAACGGTTATAAAACAGATTTCTATGATAGACAAGGAATATATCAAGGAGATTATATCCCGTATCACGAAGAAGAAGAAGGCTGACGGGAATATTGTTCCGGCCACCGCTTCGATGCAGGAGATCATGACTGCTGTCCGCGAGGATGCCCTGGAGTGCATGAGGACCATGTGTAACGAGAGGGAGGCCGCGGTGAACAGAACGTTGAACAGTGTTTCATTTAAATGTTTGTAGCTTATGGGAGAAGAACTTATGTTTTGTATATCCGATGCCTTTATAGATGGCGACAGAATTCGCGGATCTATTCATAATGTTGTGGACAAAGCGTTCGAGTCCGGTATCAAGATGTCGTCTTGCCGATACAAGAATCACAGCATCACGCTTGACGTGAGCTTTGAGCCGGAAGGTGGTTTTGACAAGCTGCTGCTCGAAATCCTCTACGGCGACAGAATCAGGAAAACCACAGAGCGCCTCAATAACGAGTGGCTGAAGAAGATGTGGAAGGTTTCTGAGGATGACCTAATGATTTTCAAATTCGAGCAGATAGCCAAAAAGTTCGATTCTTCGCTTGAAAGACGGCTTTCGGCCCGTGAGAGGCTAGAAGATATACGTAGAACGAGATATACAGCTTTTTAATTATGGGAAGACATCACAATCCTAATAAAGTTCCGCCGTTCAAGCCTGATCCTGAACATTGGACCAGGAAGGTTCATTCATGGAAGGCAAAGGTCGCATACGAGACTGAGGATGATGCTTGGGAGTTTCTGAATCAGATTCCGAGGTTGAAGGCACTTGGCTGGCATCCTTACTTATGCAAGGTTTGCTCAAAGTGGCATATTGGTAGGTTACATAATAAATAGTTGAGATATGGAAATTAGAGTTAACGTTTTAGGAAAGGTCGCATACATACAAGGAGAAAGTAGGGATAATAAGGCGAAAGCCGAACTATACCCATCAGGAGAGGGTGTGTATGCTGTAATGGATGGAGACGATTTCGTGTGTCTAAGAGTTGTGTCTTCCAAGATTCATGATGATACAAAAGGCGATTATTATGCATGTGTAGAAGAAAACTGGACGCATGCAAAAATCGCAAACTCTATAAACGTTATAGAGCACGAAGAAAGATTGAAGGATTATATAGACAAGCGTTTCGATGAGCTGCAATCAGCTATCGAAAATACGATGAGTAGTGCAGATAGCATAAATGATGCAGTATGCTCTATAAAGAGTTCCATTGAAAAGATAGAGAAAGATGGTGTTGGTAGTGGAAAAGGTATCAGCGAGAAGACATTATTGTCTGCCATCGAGATTGTATCCAAAATAAATATTTGAGAATATGAAGAAGTTTAAGAAGTCGATAGAGATTAGCACAGAGAATATTTCAGATGTTCTTCAAGTGCCTATTGTTACTAGTGTATACAAGACCAAGTTCTTTAAAAATCCGTTTATAGAAGGTCGTAGTAATCCTTATGATGCTTTAGCAGTGATGTATGTTCATGTTGAAGGTATTAAAAGCGATTTATGTATTAATCAAGGAGACGTTCTTGCTCTAGACATTTGTGATACTTGGTATGCCTTTTCAAAAGCAGGGTGGGAGAAACATAAAAACGATGAGGTATGAAGAAGAAAGGATATTACGAATATGGAAACGGAATCTACCCTTTGAAACTTTGGGTACACATCGGTAAAGACCTGAAAGAGCTGATAGATTCCTGCTTTGACAAATGTAAGGCTCCAGATATTGATTACGGCGGCGTTACGTATTCCGATGCTGTCAGGAAGAGCGACAGAAGACGTGGCGTTCTTGTCTCGTTTCCGTGTCAGAAGGTTATGTCGATGAACTACTGCTGCCACGAAGCTTCTCACATCTGCGATGCCATCGAGGATCATACTGGTATGGAACACGGCGGCGAGCCTTCTGCCTACTTGATGGGTTGGATTGCGTCTTGCATCAACAATGCTCGTTTGGGCATTGGTGATTTCGTTGAACTAAAAGATAAGGAGGAATAGCTTATGATTAAGAAAGAAGATATTAAGGTAGGGCTGGAGTTTTTACTTCCGTGCGAGAGTATAGAACGCACCAGAGGAGGATTTTTCTATTATGTCAATACAAGGAAAGGATGCTGCATGTCACTGATTGAACCTACAGATGTTTTTTGTGTAAAGTCTGTTAAAAATGACTGTGTTTATTGTGGCGTTCGCGACATTACTAATGTACGCGTAGATTTAGATATTTTGCAGAAGAATGGTTTATATCCCGAATATGCAGAAAAGCTGATGGATGAATGGAAGGATTGTATCATCGGCGATAATCTTGATTGGAGCAAGTTGCCGCTTAAGGGGAAACAAAACGAAAGAACCGATGCTGACCGCTTCAAGGATATCACCGACAAGATGAGCGATACCTACAAGCGCAAGAATCACGATTATGGGAATGCTTTTTCCGAAATGTATGATGAGCTTGGTATCAACTACGGCTACGGAAAGATACGAGAGAAGGTAAATCGCATCAAGACGCTGAAGGACAATGAGGCGCAAGTTGCTAATGAACCATTGGAAGATGCTCTTCTTGACTGCGCTAACTATTGTATCTTGACATTGATGGAATATCAAAAACGTAAGGAACATGGAACAGACTGATTACACTTGCAAGGATTGCTTCTTCTTCAAGAATGGAGCTTGTAACCACCCTAATGAGATTAGGTTTACTTCTGAGGAGAATCCATCTTGCGCAGATTTCGAGTATAAGGAAATAAAAGTTGAACTCTAAAATATTGTTATCATGGCATTACCATTTGGAAAGACTATTAAGACAAGACACTTCACCGTGCTGAAGTTCAGCAAGAGCTTGTCTAAGAAAGAAGTTGCTTCACTCAGAGAGGATATTCCTGCTGATATCAAGAAGCATTTACAGAGAGGCTCTCTGCCTTTCATCAAGATTGCTGACATTGCCGGTACATGGGGTATTGAATACTCTATCGGTACATCAATGTACGCTGCGCTCGATGAATGTGTTCCTGTGGCTGTAGGAGACCATTATGAGTTCTCCAAGGATAATGGAAACATCATCGAGGCATTTGCCCAGCTTATGTATGCTGATACATCGTTGCCTGGCGATGCAGAATACACGGCAGGTAAGTTGAAGCTTCGTGACGAATACCTTGCTCGTGAGGCTGCAAGAAGAAACGCTGCTGCCGACGAGGGTAAGACTGAAGAGCAGCTTCGCAAAGAAAGCGATGAGGCAGTTCAGGAGGTCATCGACCGAGATAAGCACGCCGAGACTATTCTTGAAATGGCAGAGCAGATTAAGAAGAAAGGAGGCAAGGATGAGCGATAAGTTGCTTGAGGTCGTTCAAGACCATACTTCCCTGGTACAGGCGCTCCAGTTTATTTTGGAGGCCGCAGAGACGAAGAAACTTCCTCCATACGGTATTCTTCCAGTATTCAACGACGACCTTCTTAATGATAGGCTTAAGGGTATACTTGAGTTGGTTACCGGAGAGAAGTATCCTTAATTGACTTCAAAGTTTTCTTCTACTTATATATTTGTTTTAAAAAGCGAGGGGCAGCATCTGTGAAGACACTGCCCCTCTTAGTTAACCAAAATAATTTGAATTATGCTCAGCAGAAAGAATCTGTGAACATTAATTGTTTGCAAAGGTACTTGGTTTTGCTGAAATTCTAGTAAAACAAAGTTACTTTAACACGAATTTAACTATTTCTTCTTCTTTTGAAAGGTCGCCTGGCCATTTTTGAAGATAATGCAGTCCTCGCAGCATCGAGGCATTGATAGAGGAATGTAGTAGTGGACCACATTATTTTCTGTATCAATTTCGTCCTGCTTAATCTTAGAGTAGTCGGCTATCATGGCAGTTGTCTTTTGCCACTCTGGAGAGCCAAACTTCTGCTTGCGCTGAGCGATAACGAGGTTTCTCAGAATCTCTTCCTTCGAGGTAGCCTTAATAAGTTCCTCCTGGGTGAGTTCATCGGCGTTCTCGTTCTTCGTTTTCTTGCCCTGAACCTCTGCTATTCTCTTCTGGACGGACTCTTGGGCTTCTAGCTTGTTCATCTCGTTTTCGAGGAATGATTTCTCCCACACACCTATTCCTTCTCCTTGGAATGCGATGGCCCAGCTGTCACGAACAGACATACCTGAACCACGGAGACTGGCGTAGATGTAATAGCGAGGGTCTTTCATCTTGAGAGCCTTCGCTTTCTTGTATGTATCGACGGATAACGTGTATCCTTTTGTTTCTTCAATCATAATCTTATTTCTTTTTATTATCCTTGAATGCAAATACTGTGTAGCAACAACACGAAACGTGAAATGGAGGATATGGATCTTTGAAAGAATGGATGCCAGCATCGGCTTCATTTTGGCAGATTTCGCATGGATAACTACTTCCTCTCTTGACGTAGAACCCGATAGCCTTGTTCTCCTGCCCATACTCCTGCTCTGCCTGTCCCCACGCCAAAGCAATCACTTGAGAAGCATTTCTTACGATATTTTGATAGGCGTTCTTGTAGTAACCCTTTCCGTAAGAAGGAACATCGATGTTAATGTCCTTTCTCTTCGCCTTGGTAATGACTGATGTGTGATATGGGTCCTTGTAGCCGGTTCGGATGGAAGATAGTAGCTGCTGGTCTGAATATCCCATAAGAGTACCGGCCTTGATCATCCTTACAATATCTTCAGCAAAGTTTCCGAGATAGACAGCGTTTCTTTCAGATGTCGTCTTTCCGTAGATGTCGCTGACGAGAAATGATTCTATGTTCTCGCTGTCAATCCCGAGAATCTTGCATGAAGCTTTGGAGTAAGCAGAGATGTAGCTATTGATACTCTCCTCTGCCTCAGCTGTAACGTTCTTGGCGTAAGAGAGCAGGGCTGACTCGTTTGTGAGCCTGCCCGCACCTCTGTATCGCTTACTTGCGGTAATTATCTTCTGTGTCGATTTCCAGAGAATATCTGATATGTGGCTCTCGCAGTTTCGGATTGCCTGCAAGCGTTTTCTGCTGTAATCGACAGAACGTTTTAATTCATCCATAGGCTATTAATGGGTTTGATTGTAGTGCTCCCAATTATTCTTGTCGTCCACGTCATTGTTGTGATTCTTGTCCCATTTCTTGCCACTGCGATTTGGCCTACCTGCCTTGCGGCCACCGCCGGTGTTTATGTCGTTACCACCCTGCTGTTTATTGATCCTCGCAGTAGCTTCCTGCTCCTCGATGGCGTTCTCAGTTTCGTTATCCGCACGCTGAATATCCATGAGGAGGTCCTGCTGATCCTCTTCCTTCTTTTCTCGTAAGATGCGCTCCCATTCGGCATTCTTAGGGAAGTCTGGGCAACGCTCTGATGCAGTCTGCTTCGAGAGGAATCCATTCTGAACGGCAGTTGCGAGATTTGTAAGAAGTTCAGTTTTATTCTGATGAGTATAAGGCTCTATCCATGCATTGATATCGAGACCAACAATAGAAGCCGTCGCGTTGTTTTCGTGACCGATTCCAAACTTGGCAATTTCTACCAGCTTATCAAGGAATGGCTGCAACTTCTGAGAATCATTCATGGCTACCTCTAATGCAGGAGAATAAAGAAGCTTGATGGCTACACCAGGGAGGTCTCCTGACTTCAGCTCGGGAGGTTTTACGGTAAATGACAGCTCATAGATGAGGTCATACGACTTGTTGAGCTGGGTAGCAAAAGCTTCTGATGCATCGGTTCCATTGAGGAATCCCGCATCGTTATCCTTGCTATTCATAGCGATAACCTTGGCGGCTCCAGTCATATCGTCGCCCGAAATGGTAATCTCCTCACCATCACCCTTTACGTAGAATACAGGGAAAGCGTACGCCTTGTTGTTCTCGCAAAGATACGAGAATGCCTCCTCGTAATCTTCGATGTTCTTCTGGACATTGGACCAGCATGGTCCCTCATCATTTCTGATGTATGCAACCGGAATTGAATTGAAGTGATGTTCTTTCTTTTCGGCAAGAGCATATCCGTTCATTCCGAACAATCCCTTAATGAGGTTCGCTGCCTTCTTAGTTACGCTCTTTTTACCAACATCATTTCTGAACCTATAATAATAGGTATCATCCCAGACCTCAACCCACTCAATCTGAGCGTTTCCGTCTTCATCCAAGTCGTAATACTTACGGGCGAATACAGAGAGTTCTCCTGTTATTGAATCGTAATGCGGGTAGAGATAGTCTCCATTCTTGAATGAAAGAACCTTAACTCCGAACTTTCCCTTATCGATATAGCCGACTGCGGCGGTTTCTGCAACGATCATGTAAGAGCTTACCGCTTCAAAGAACGCAATCTCCATATTGTGCATAAGCCATCCCTTCTTGAAGACATTGAGGTTCTTCTGGGATTCCTCTTCCTCTTCAAGCTCATCTGTGCTGTCTGCAAGCTCGAACTGAATGTCGTTTCCGGTTAGGTGTAAGGTGTGTTTTGTTGCGATAACCTGTTGGAAAGCAAATGCGCATCTTGTAATAGGCTGCAAGTAATAATGATTGCCGGTAGAAGGATCTTCCGGGTCCCAATCAGGATTCTCCTTGATTATATCCGGATACGCATTCTTGTCCCAGATTCTGTGTCCGCTTGTGAAGTACTCACGAAGGAAGTCGGACTGGGTTTTTACTCTCCATACACAAGGGTCGTAAGGCATATTCTGCATACTCCTATCACCAACCTTGTCGGAGAAAGTGCCATGACTCATGTATCCGTCAGGCTTAAGCTCGTAGAATGGCTTCTTTACGAGTATTTCTCTAAAATTTAAATTCTCCATAATCCTTTTACCTTTTTATGTTTCTTTTTTGTTAAACTGAATATCATTACGTAGAACCAAGACTCAAAGAAGTCAGGCGAGTGCCCGACATATTTCTTGGCAATCTTCTTAGGTAATAGCTTGAATCCCCTATCATCGCTATTCTCGTCACGCCGGAGCATCTTACGCTCCTTCTGAAGAATCTGTCTGAGAGGAACCTTGTCAAATCCGTTTCCTGAATACTTTCTTTCAAGCAGGGCCGAGTCGATGGAAATCTGCTTCTCCTTTATCATCTTATAGAATAACCACGCACACTGAGACTTCAAATCCTTATATAGGTATTTGATCCCTTCTTCTTCCTGATGATTCTGAGGTATAGGCGCTGCCTGGTTGTTAAATGGGACGGCATCCTTGAAGAATCCCTTGAAGTACTGACCTATGCCCTGCATATCGTAAGTGAAGTTGCATTCCTCAACGCCCCACTCTCTCAGCTTAGCCTCAACTACAGAAACAAGTGTCTTAGGGTCCAGCCTCAGAACAACCAAGTCTTTGCAGTGCCATCCTTCCCAGAGCCACATCACGAAGTTGTCGCCGCCGGTGAAAGCAATATCGGCAGAAGCTCTGCGTTTTCCATCTCCTATTTGTTCTGCATTGTCGTAGATTTCATCAAGGTCTTCCATCTTGATCATGTCATCACCGGCGGCCTTCCAGTTCCAGTTGGCTTCCAGGTCTCGCATACGCTGCTCTTCGTCCTGCTGGGCAAGGTTGGCGATATATGAAGCATCGGTGGAGATAAGCTTGATATTCTCTGATACATCTGCACGGATGAATGTCGCAGACTTGATGAACATTTCGAGCTTTGTGTATCCAAGTTCCTCGTAGCTGTCCTTCCAAAGGCTATCAATGATGCCCTTGCACTGTTCGTATACCTCTTCTCTCGTGTTACCCCAGTAGATTGAGTCAGGCGTATCACCATCCATGAAGCAGTAGCGGATAACTCCATCTCGCTCCGGTATTATGTATCCATTCTCATCAACCCACCAGTCGATGAACTTTCGCACCCATGATTCCGGGTCAGGGTTACAGGTAATCCAGAATCGGTTTCGTATGTGAGCTGCGTTTCGGTTGTTGGTCAATAGGTACTTGAACTTCTTGTATGGACACTGAGTACCCTCATCGATGCAGACATAGGCATACTGGCGCCCCTGGAATCGTGTCTTGAAATCCTGATAGGCTCCTGCGTAGTACGAGAATTTGAGCCATCCTCCGTTGTCGAAGTTCCAGGTCATATCGTTCTGTGACTTATTGTAAGTTCCGAATTGGGAGAACAATTTGTAAGAGTCTGTCACTAAGGACTGCAAGTCGTCTTTTTCGTTACGAAGAATTGTTGCATGGAAATCTGGATTTTTGATATCCTTCAGAACTTCCATAAGGGAAGAGAAGGACTTGGAGTTGTGAGTGACGATAAAGTCCTCGACAACGAATAGTGAGTCCGGATTCTCAACGGCGATGCAACAGCAGTTTCGCTTGCCGACCGGTTTACAGCTGACAATCCTCCTCTCTAATTCCTTCTTTCTGTAATCGAATCGAACCTCCCATTTTTTGTTTGACTTCCTTTTTACGTAGCAAACAGAACCGAGACTATCAACCAGATACTTGAAATCGAATGCTTTCTTTCTTGTCTTGAAAGTCTTCTTCCAGTATTTTCCGGAAAATCTACCCGATGTTTCGATGATACGTCTTAAAGACACAGTTCTCTCAGCGACAGAGGCTAGGCCGAACTTTTCATCAAACTCTACAGGTTTTACGCAGGGAATAGTGATGTCGTAGCCTTCGTTGATGTAACTAGCTATCTCACAGGCAAGATGTGGCATAAATCTCCTGTCGCCATCGATAGATACATTCCAGATATGGTCATCCGAGCATACTACACTCGATCCGTCAGATAGTTGAATTTCGTAGCAATCTCTATCAGGATAATCGATTCGACCTAATACTCTATGTCCCTTACCGTCATGTCCTATTACGGTGTCGCCATATTTAAGATGCTTGATTTTAATGAATCCTCTAGTTGTTAACACTCTCGTGTCTTCATCCAGAGGTCCACCTCGCGAGCCGCCAACTATCTTAATATCAGCATCAATAGACAGCATGCGCTCCTGACCGCCACGCTGAGCTATGATCTTCAGCTTGTCGGGATGCTTCTTATCGGCGTCTCTTAATGATTGGATATACTCTTGAGTATAAATAGGCTCTCCGTTATCCAATTTTAATCCTGAAAATACTTCCTTTTGCATAAATATTCATTTAATACTGCAAAAATATACAATTTTTCTTGGATAATTGCATATTTATTCATATATTTGCAAAATAAAAGGTATATTTATACATTTTTTGAGGTGGAAGAACCGCTTCAGGATAACATTTTTAATCAAAAAACAACATGACAAGAGAAGAACTCTTAGCATTGGTCAACAAGGAACTCGGTAGTACCAAGTTGACAATTAGCGAGAAAACCATCAATGAAGAACTTGATGATGTACTCGAAGATTTTGGCGAAGACGAAGCTGCAAACGCCAAGTTGGTAACCAAGGTTACAAATCGCTTGAAACGCATGGACGGCAATCTCCATTCTGACGTTTCTCAGCAGGTTAAGGAATACAAGAAGAAGGCGAAAGAACGTCAGAAGGCAAAGGAAACTGAGCTTGACGAGGAAGAGCCGGAAAAAGACGAAATTCCTAACGAAGAGAATATGCCTGAGTGGGCAAAAAAGCTCATTGGCGAAGTCAAGAAGGAGCGTGAGGCGCGTGAGCAGAAGGAAGCAGCTGACGCAAAGAAGGCGTTGGTGAACTCCATTAAGGAAGGTCTTAAGGCTAAGTTTGAGAAAGCCAACATTCCTTTGAATTCGTTTTTCGTTAAGACAGCTTTGGATAAGCTTGAGATTCCTGATGGTGAAGCAGACATTAAGGATCTTGTCGGTAAGGCAGAGGTTCTTTACAATGCTGACCTCAAGGAAGCTGGTATCAATCCAGATACCAAGCCTCGAAGCGGAGGTGGCGGAGCCGGAGGAACCGGAATAGTAGACGAACACGAGTTCGATGACGTTGCAGCTATCAGATCTCGACACAAGCCAAAGGACGAATAACAATTAGTATTCAGGATAACAAATTTATTTATTGATTATGGGAACAGTTTCTCCTTATTACAGTGAAAGGATGAATGGTAGCGGCTTCTTGCCAGGTCGTTCCCTCATCCAGGCTCGTGGCGAAATCGGCGGTATCCGCTATGTATTCGTCAAGTTGATTGGCGCCGCAAAGGATGCTTTCCGTACTCCTACAACTGGTGGTAAGTTGCTCAACCCTTTCAAGGGTCCTGCAAAGATTTACGCCGGTGACTTCCTGGAGTATGATCCTGGCATCTATGGCAACGCAGGCGCAACTGTTAAGATTCTTAAGTCTTACCAGTGTGCAAAGAAGACCGGTGCTACTGACACAACTCTCCTTATTGTACGTGATGGCTATAAGCACATTCCATTCATTGGAGACAATATCATGGTAGCTCCTAACGCTCTCGATGGCACAGGCACAGCAGTTACGGTTACTGGTGTTGAGAAGACAACCGAGGCTGGCGCAGACGTATGGAAGCTTACTTTGTCAGCAACACTCGGTGTTGTGGCGAAGGATGCGATACTCGTTGAGGCAGCAGCTGCCGGCGACGCCCAGAAGCCTATGGTAACCAACCCTAACGGTTATGCTCAGTGCGACTACGACTTCCTGTTCACTCCTGGTGACGATTTCGAGGATGGTTCTCGCTACTTGCTTACTCCATTCCTTGCTAACGACGACACCGTTATGTACATCGACAGGATGTCTCCAATCCCTCCTGCAATCAAGGCTCTCAACAAGAGTCGCGTTAACGGATGGTTCCATCTCTAATTATTAACCTTAAAGATTGATTCAGGATTATGGCAAAATTTGATTTTAATAATTCGCGACTTGCCAAGTTCTTCGGTTCTCAGGAGAACACGGCATATTTGCAGAGTTTCCTTGATAAAAAGGAAATCTTCTTCACTAACTACGGTTGGTACAAGACACAGGGACACAACGCTTCGTTCCTGACAACTACCGACAACTATGGCTTGGCAACATTCAACGTTAAGGCTCGTAAGCTGAAGGCAGCTCCTATGGCTGACCTCCGTGCTCCTCTCGGCGATTCTAACCAGATGGATAAGAACGGACACAAGTGGTACACCGCTTCTATCCCTGACTTCATCACTCCTGGTTACGTTGAGACCGCAGTTGAGCGTTACGCACGCATCAAGCAGTTCGAGGAATTCGGTAACGATGCCGATATCTTGGCAGACTGGTGTGATGAGGTTCAGACCCGTATCGACTCTGTTGATGCGACAATGAACTTTATGACCGCTCAGTTGATGTCTACCGGTAAGATTGACTACTCCGGCATTGGTCGTGGTATCTCTACTCCGCTGCACAAGGCTATCGACCCTATCGAGTATGGCGACAACTTCATCAATGGTGGTGCTAAGAAGTGGGCTGACCCTACTGCTACCATCCTTACCTACATGAAGGAGAAGGAAGCCAAGTATCGTGAGACACGTGGTGGTTTCGACGGCGCTCTGAAGTGGCAGATGACTCGCAATACATTCTACAATGTATTCTTAAAGAACGCAGAGGTCCGCGAGCTCGTTACCAATTACCGCCAGCTGAACTACATTGCCTCTACCAAGACAATGCCTATCAGCAAGGAACAGTTCATCCAGGCATTCGTTGACTTCGAGGGTGTATCTCCTATCGAGATTGTGACCGAGAAGGAGCGCAACCTTACTCATACAACCGATGAGTACAAGCAGGGTTGGTCTGACAACATCGTTGTTCTCCGTCCTGCCGGTGATGCTTGTGAGTTTGAGCGCACAGACAGTCTCGATCGTAAGTTGATTGAGTATGCTGGTAACAAGGCTATCTCTACCGTGTTCGGTACAACTAACGATGGTCTCGGTCTGCTCATGAACTCAGTAGTTCCTAACGGTAAGTACATGGAGTGGCACACAGACATCATGTTCTCTGCTTGCCCAGCTCTCATCGACTTCCCAGACCATTGCATTATGGACATTACCAAGACTGATTAATTTCGGTCTTGGAACTATTAACGTAACTAGATTGTATGACTATGGATTCGGAGATGAACATTTACACTGTGAACGACTACCTTATTAATAAGGTGAAGTTCGAGATGCCGATGAAGGCACTGCTGGGCATCATGCACGACAGGGAGCTTGAAAATGGCATCGACCTCGAAGCCTGCGACAAGGACAAGGTAAGACTTGCCTATGCCGACATGCTGAAATGGTTTGTTCTTGGTCCGAGCAAGGTGAACAACACCTCCGATTCCGATAACGGATGGACTCATTCGGGAGGTGGCTATGACATGTCGGACAACGACAGGAGCGAGATGAAGGCAGAGGCTAACGCTATCTATGCGGAGCTGGAGCCTGATTCGATGCTCAAGAAGAAGTCCACCTTCCGGGTAACCTCCCACGGAGTAAAGAGGGCGAATTATTCTCCTTGGGGAGAACCTCTCCCTCACATCATCAAATAAGGCGTATGGAAAAGGAAAACATCAGAAACCCAAGATATCCTCACATCATCAAGATCGTGAGGAAGGTCGTCGGAAAAGCCGCCCCTGATGACCCATTTGCCGATGATGATGCTCCAGTTGGTGAGGACAAGGAAATCATTCTCTACTATGGCGAAGGCCGCAGCTACACAGATACTACTACAGAGGGAGACAAGAATGTCGACCAGAACAAGAGGAAGGCATCGATTCCGGTCAGATATGACGAATGGGATGCTGACAGATGTCCTCTTGACGGCGACACCATCTACTCCACTGTCGGCAACAACACCGAGGTAGGTATGGTTAAGGACTGCGAACCGGATAATAACAGGACTGTTGTGTATTGGAATTTGACAAGGGTTTAGATTATGACAAGTTTATCAGGTCAGTTTTTACAGGTCGAGAAGAAAATCCGTCAGATGGCTGTAGCAAAGATGCAGCAGAAGATGGACCATGCGGCTGAAATGACAATGAAGGCTGCTGACAAGTCTCGAAACTATGATGACGTAACCGGTAACTTGTACAAGTCAACAGCCATCGGTACATATTACAACGGCTCATTGCAGTCGATTCATTATGCTCCAGGCCCAGAGCCAACCCGAGTAACCCTTGCTGCCGGAGAGAGATACAACCTCGATAAGTATTATCGCAGCTCATTCTCCTTCAAAGACAGCGGAAGGAGACCTTACAAGGGTGAATACGGAGAAGGTGGTGAATATGGTCCAAACGCGGCGTGGGATGAACTTGTTTCCAGGGAGCACAACAAAGGAAAGTACGATGCCACATGGCAGATGCTCCTTGTTGCCGGTGTGGATTACGCTAAGTTTGTCGAGGTTAAGAGAGGTCACGACGTGATTACCTCTCTTAGAGATTATTTGGTTAGATACTTTAGAACGATGTAAGATATGGTTAGTATTAAGACTCTATATTTCGATGTCGGCAATGCAATGAAGGGGATTTGTGACAAGCTCTACTCCCGGAGCCGACCAAAAGCAGTTGATACGAAAATCAACAGCTACATCGTGGTATACTTTCCATCTAGTATCTACAATAACGAGATGAACTCAAGTGGAGTTTACAATGATTTCACCACTACAGCTCAAATCGAATTGTATGTGCGCGATAAAGCTTCAGCAAGAAATCCAAACACATTTGATGTTTCTAGCGTTGACGAGAAAGTCCAGGAGATTATGGACAGATTTCCAATCTCCACAAAAAACCTCATTGTTTCCAATCCTCGTATAACACTACAGACAGACGATGGCGCAGGTTTTTCCGTGACAATCATACAGGGAAGGTTACGCACGAAATAAGTATTCAGGTATAACAATTTAAAATATTTTAGATTATGGCTATGACAACTATTGACAAGATGAAGGACATTTTCAATGGTCCTAAAACTCTGCTCTACTCAAAGGCTATTACCGATTTGAGCAAGGCTACAGTTGACATCACCCCAGAGGTTGAGCTTCCGGTTACCGTTGACTCGCTGAAGGCGACTATGGATGACCCAACCATCAACCACTACAAGGTTATCGGTCTTGCAGGCGACTGGGCAACCACAGCTGAGCTCGGCGACTTCAATGTAGAGTTCGTTGTTCCTTCAAAGGCAAAGGACTTGCTGACAATTATGTTCGGCGAGGATGCTATCACAGAGCTGACCAAGGTTACTCTGAAGGGTACAGGTGACGCTACCCTCGACGCTACTACCGGCTTTACAGGTATCGCTGTTGAGCCTAAGAAGTTCAAGATCAAGGGTACTATAGTTATTGTTGACGACGAGAAGGAGAACCTCATGGTTATTACCAACATCGCTCTCTACGCTACATTGCAGTGGGACAACTCCGGTACTGAGCCAGTTGCGTTTAAGTTCTCAGGTTCTATCGAGGGTGCAGGTAAGCGCAGCATCGCTTGGCTTACTAAGGCTCCAGCTGCTGGTGAACCAGGCATTGGCGGTTAATCAAGTAAAGGCTTCTTTAGGTAATTAGATTCAGGATAACAAACCGTTGGGCGGCAGGCTAATCAACAGCCGTGCCGCCCTTCTTCATTTAATAGCATACAATCATGGCAGAAGAAAAGAAAATAGAGCAGCCTTCAGTGGACTTGCAGGAGTTGCTTGACAGCGTGCTGCACGACGAGCCTACCGAGTTCGTGTTCCGTGGAAAGAAGCACAAGATCGGCTGGCTTCGCAAGGGAACCATGAGCAGGTGTTCCCACATCAGGTCAAAGGAGAAGAACGAATGGAAGCGCAACGTCAAGATTTGTGTCTGCATTCTCCTCAATAACATCTGGAAGATTCGATTCCTGTATTGGATCTACTGGCGTTGGCTCTACTACATCAAGGATGTGGACGTGGCCGAGGTGCTGAGAGTCCTCGATGTTTCTAAAAAAAAAATTCCATCGAACGCATTCTCACTGGCTACCATATTAGCGACCGGGATGACGGACGTGATGATGACGATGACGAGGAGCGAAGCAAAAGCTATCCAAGCAGAACCAGCTGGGGAGCAGCCTTCTCACTAGCGGAGAAGTTCGGTTTCCTCTTTCAGCGCAAGTACTTCATTGCAGCCTACGACTACTGGTGGGGCTATTCATCAGCACAGATTGACCTCATGGTTGCAGACCAGCCTCTTGTCGTCTATCCTAAGACCAAGAAGGAAGGTGGTCCGAAGAAGCACACCAAGAAGGAGATGGATGACCTCTACGACAGGTGGGTGGAGAAAAAGAAGAATGAGGGAAGCCTCGTTGGCAAGAAGATAAGTCTTGCTGATTACTTAAACAATAAACTCTAATTTAAAAATATTCAGGATATGGCAGGTGGAAATTTAGGTGACTTGTGGTTCCAACTTGGCGTCAAGGATAATACCTCCAAGGAGTTGCAGAAAATCATTGACAAGCTTAAGACCGGGGATGATGCTGCGAACGCGCTTCTTCGTGCCCTCCAGGGATTCGGAACAAAAAAATCTGGATTTAAGGAGCAAGCAGAAAAAGCCAAAGAGTTTGCAGATGTTCTCAATGAGATAAACAGAAGGATTTCCAAACTCAAGAAAAACGATAAAAGCGATGAGGCCAAAGATTTGCAGTTAGCGGTAAAAAACGCTCTCTCCTATCTCGATATGCTTCAAAGAATAAATATAGAGCGCAGTAAGATTTCAGAGCTGCGCTCACTGAATCCTAATGTTGATACCTCGAAACTTAGGGAAGCCGAGCTGATGCTTGAGAATATCAATAATCAGCTTTTCAGATTGCAGAATAAAGCACAAGGCGGCGGAGGTGGCGGCGTAGATAGCGCAAAGGTTTTGCAGGATTACGCCAAGGTTCTCCAAATGACATTCCGGGATGTAAAGCAGATTACTGATCAGTTCAAAAAGGAGAACCCTCTTTCTGCCTTTTCCGGTGGAGCAGCAAAGGTTGAAGCTGACATAGCTAGAGTAACTGAAAAGCTCGCTAGGATGCGAGACCTTATGGCAGAGGGATCCTTGAAGGGTTACAATACTAACATGCTTGGTGGAAGTATTACCGAGCTTGACAAGATACTTGCCAGATTACAGGCGGCATCTGGAAACAAATCAATCCTCACCGATGCTGCGCAGATGAAGAACCTTCTTTCCGATGTTGCTGTAGAAATGACGAAAGCCGCCGCCGCAACACAGGCATACGGACGAGAGAAGGGAAAAGTCATTGCGCAGGAGAGAGAGTTTGCGGCAGCTTCAAAATTGAGCGCCAAGGATAATGATGCGGAACTTAAAGCTTTGTCTGATTATGCAAAGCGCTACATGGCATTGCAGGAGGCCAAGAGAAAGGCAGAAAAGCAAGCCTCTGATGAAAGGAAGAGACAATCTGCCGCCGAAGCCAGACGCATAGAAGCCGATACTGAAAGAATGTCTAGGCTCTATGCTAAGATGTCGCTTGTAATCGGTAGAGGCGAACGCGCTGACATGAGAGGCCTAGAGCTTGGAGTAAATACAAGTGCTTTAGAAAAAGCTCTTTCGGAAGCAACCGAGCTCAAAAGAAGAATAGAGGATGCCAATATTGCCCTTATGGGTAAGGGTGGTAGGCCTTCCTATTCGTCGTATGCGGAGGAAGTGAACAGACTTTCATCAAGCCTTGCAAATGCTACCCAGGCACAAAGGGATTTAAACTCTGCACAAGATAAAGCTAACAGGAAAGCAGAAGCTCAGGCTACAAGAGATGCCGCCAAAGCAAAGCGTGACGACGCTGCGGCAGAAAGACAACGCCAAAGAGAGATAGAAATTTCTACTCGAAGAATGGAAAGGCTCGATGACGTGTTGGTAAGGCTTCGCAAGGAGTATGGAAATTCCGTTAAGCTACAGGTAGATACAACTCAGATTGAGACTAAAATAAAAGATATTGAAAATCAATTCAATTATCTAAAGTCAATATTGCAAAGGCTTGGAAGCAGAGATTCTACGGCACTTGGATTAATTACAAACGTTGGCGAACAACGGGAGGTTCAGCTTGCAAATAGAGTTGCTGATGCTCAAAGAGAAGCTAATCGAGAGGCGCAGCGCGGTATTGAACTAGAACAGAAACGTCAGCAGGAGATTGCTCAGTCTGCCGCAAAGGCACGAAACGATCTCGCAGCAGCATTCGCCGGAGCAAACGCTGAAGCGAAGAAGATGCAATCCATAGTCGGAGATATCAAGTCTCTCTTCTTACAGGGAGGTATTGTCTTTGGCGCACAGCAATTCTTTAATTCAATCGTACAGACAGGTGGCGAGATTGTTCAGCAGCATGTTGCGTTACGCTCCATCCTTGGTGATGTACAGAAGGCTGACGAGCTGTTCGCTCAGACACAGCAGCTTGCGTTGCAGTCTCCATTCAAGTTTGGAGAACTGAACAGAGATGTCAAGCAGTTGGCTGCATTCGGAGTAGAGGCAAACGACTTGTACGATACAACTAAGCGACTTGCGGATATAGCATCTGGTCTTGGCGTGGACTTCGGCCGATTGGGTCTTGCGTTCGGTCAGGTTAAGGCTCGCTCTTGGCTCGATGGTAAGGAGTTACGCCAGTTTGCTTACGCAGGACTCCCACTCTTGCAGAAGATAACGGAATTATATAATTCTGAAGGAAAGAACGGGCGCAAGAATTATACCCAGGCAGATGTCAAGAAGATGATTTCCGGAAGACAGGTAAGCTTCGAGGATGTTCAGAAGGTACTGTGGAAGATGACAGACGAGGGTGGCCAGTTCTACAATATGCAGCTCGTGTTGTCCGAAACACTGCTTGGTCGCTGGAATAAGCTTATCGACGCGTGGGATATTATGCTAGGTAAATTTGCAGAAGGAAAGAATGTCATAGGCGGTACGTTCTCGTTTATTATCAACCGAGTAACAGACTTAGTATTAGCTCTTGATAAACTATCCCCTGCTATGCTTTCTTTCGGAGCTATATTTGCTGCAAGGAAACTTGGACTGATGGCTTCCGGTAAGCTCGGATTGGGCTCAATAAACAAGAACTACACTCAGCAGATGAATGCTCAGCTGAGGACTTACGCTATCGAACAGCAGCAACTTGTCACAGAAGGTAAGATTACTCAACAGAAGGCGTTGCAGAATGTACAGGCAAGGGCATACTTGCTGTCTGATACCGCTTCAAGGGCGAATGCTATGTCTCGTCTTGCACTTGAAGGGAAGATGTCTGTTCTTCAGATGCAGAAAGCTGTCAAGGAAGGTCTTGTTACAAAAGAACTTATCAGACAGCTTGCCGTGATGGGGCAGATTACAGCAAGACAGGAGCAGATTATACTCGGAGGAACACGATTTGCCGCCGTAATGAATATGGGTATCTCTAAGATAGGTGGAGGAATTAAGTCTCTCTTTACGATGCTTGGCGGCTGGTGGGGACTTGCAATCGGTCTAGCTGTTCAGACATTCTCAAGCTACAGCAGTGATATGGATAGAATTTCTGAGAATGCGAAGGGGTTCAGGGATTCTGCATACAACAAGAAGAAAAACTACGAGGATGAGCTCGCAAATGAGAAGCCGGCAAACAGCGCGGACTTACAACAGCGAGTAAACTCAATGAAAGAGCTTCTTCGAAACAGCGGAGATTACACACAGACAATAGAAGATCAGATTACAAGGGCGAAGAATCTTAACGAGCAGTATGATATTCTCAATAAGGGAATAGTCGCCGCTCGTGACAACTCACAGCAGGAAGCAAACGACTCGGATGTTGTTGCTGGAGCACTTGGAGCTTCAGGTGGTTGGGGTTCCGGTAATCCTTTTGCAGACACGATGGAGGATGCTGTCGAAGACCTCAACGAGGCGGTTATCAAGTACCAGACGCTTTTATCTGGACTTGACGAAGATACAAAGTCGAGAATGGATAGCGTTGCTAATCAGTTCCTGAAGCCAGAGGAAAGAGCCATGTCTCTCGATGAGAAGATTCGTATTCTTGCAGAAAGAGGAGGCGCAAATTGGGATTCTTTCGTTTTGAAGTCAAGTAACGGAAGCAATGATATTGCAAATAGCATTTACAAAATAGGAATAAGGGCAAACAAGGTTAGTGATCAGATAAATGATATCGCTAAGAAGAATATTCCTAGAATCATTAACTTCCTTAAGAAGTCATTCAACCTATTCGGCGTAGATTTCTCGAAGTGGTGCAACAGGAATTCTTCACGCTTTGCGAGCATGATAGAAAGAATGCTCGATGCGTGCAAGGTGAATGTTCCTCAGATTCGTGAGTACTTGAAGTCTATCTTCTATCAGGAGGCTGGTGCAAAACAGCCAAAGAAAGCAGGTGGCGGCAAGGTCGAGAAACCAAAGACGCCTATGCAGCAAAGAGTCCGCAGAAATTTATCCAAGACAGGAAAGAGTAAAGCGAGGGTAGAAGCACAGGCGACTATGCTCGATTCTTATCTTGACGAAACTTCCGACTACAATACGGATAATAACCTGCAAACAGAGTTGCAGAACAGGTACAACGAGTATAAGAACCGCGAGAATAAGTTCAAACGCGGTAAGATATCTAAGGCACTTCGAGATGAGGCTTGGGAAAGCTACAATAGCTTGAATCAGGCGGCATGGGAAGGTCTCGGCTATAAATTCTATCCGCAAGACAAAAAGTCCAATAAGGTTCCGAAAGGAAGAAACGGGAATTCAGGTCGCAAAGAAGATATAGAGCTCAAGCGTTTACAGGAGCGTCTAAGCAGTCTTAAGTCTGCAAGGCAGATGTACCAGAAGTACAAGAGCATAATGTCTGATGAAGAGGCAAAGAAGAAGACTTACAATCTCTTCCCAGAGGTTACCGGTCTTAATCTTGATGACTATCAGAAGGCTGTCCATTCTCTCCTTGGAGGATTCAGTATAAACACCACCGAGAGAAAGAAGTTCCAAACTTCTATCTATCGCGAGGTTGCTGAGTGGCTCTTCGATGAGAAAGACAAGAAGGAGTACGAGAGAAAGGCAGCTGACTTCAATGAGTCCATGAACAAGCTGTCAGAACGTTGGGATTTGTACAAGAGCCTTCTCGAAAAGACAGGCAGCAAGTTCTTTGCTGAGTCCGCATGGATTGACGCTTTCCAGATGGATGACAAGACTCAATCTCTTATGGACGAGTATTACGCTCACTACCATGAGATATTCAATCTTCAGGATTCTCTCAGCATGACTGACGGAGAAGCTAAGGAAAAGCTTAAGCTGCCAAATCAGTACGAAGAGTGGAAGAAGATTACAGAACTACTCCGTGGTAATTACGTTAAGTCTTTGCAGGATGCTGCCGACATCATCGAGAAGACGGAAGATTATGAGGATAAAATCTTAAAGATAAGGGAGAGATACAACGAACTTATCAGCAAGACGAATGATCCTGGTATCAAGGCGAGATATGAGATTCAGAGAGACAAGGAGATTGGTCAGGTTAAACTTGACAAGTTCAAGAACTCTTCTGATTATCTCAACTTCTACGGAGCCATCGTATCTCTCGGTATGGATAAGGCTCAGGCTATCGGAGCAAGAATAAGGCAGAATATCAACGAGGCTCTGCAAAACGGAGCCATCGATGCGAGAGAGTACGCCAAGGAAATCAAGCAGCTTGATGAGCAGTTATCGAAGCTGACGAGTCCAAAGAAGACTTTCCTCAATGGAGGTCTAAAGGGAATGGCTGAACAGAAGATTTCTGATGCCAGCGAGCAGATGACAATCGCAGCAAGTAAAATTGCTGAAGGCAAGAAGGTTCGTGAACTTGGTCTCAAAATGGGAGACGAAAACTTCGTCAAGCGCGGTGATAGTATGATTGCCAGTGGAAAGGCTATGATGAATGCTGCTGAGATTCTGTTTAAGGATGGAACAAAAGCAAAGGAGTCTCTTGATAAGTTTGCTAACGTAGTAAGTATTATCGACCAGAATGTCCAGGGAATGAGTGAAGCATTCAATGACATCAAAGAGACTGCTTCCCTTCTCGGAGCTGACACTGAGTCTGATGGATGGCAGGACGCTTCTGCGTTCTTCGAGACATTCTCCGGCATGTCAAGTTCGCTGTCAAAGGTGGTAACAAGCGCAGAGTCCGGCAACGTTGGTGGAATCCTTGCAGGTGTCACGGGCATATTTACCTCTCCTATCAAAGCCTTTGCTAAGGCTCACGATGCCAAGCTCGACAGACAGATAAAGTTTGCAGAGAGACAGCTGAATGAATTGAAGAACCTATCTAGCAATATCAGTTCCGTTATTGAAAAGACACTCGGTGGAATCTATTCTTACAATAGGTCTTCCGATGCGAATAAAAAGCTCAACGATGTCAAGAATGACTATAAGGCTTGGGATGCTTTTTCTAAGACCGATATTGGAAAGAATTTCTTTGGAGGTCACAACTTCAGTCACTACAGCAAGGAGACTTATGACGCTGTGATGAAGACAGAGACGAATCCTTCCGCATACGCAGATCAGCTCGCCCTACTCCACGCTCAGGAAGACGAGTTGAGAAAGCAGAGACAAGCTGAGGAGGATAAGAAAAAGACGGACAAGGATAAGATTGCTGACTACGACCAGCAAATCAAGGAGATGCAGTTGCAGATTAAGACGTTCGCACAGGACTTCCTTAAAGACGTTTACTCTATCGATATGAAGAGCTGGGGAAATCAACTGACTGATACTGTTGTGAGCGCATGGACTAAGGGGGAAGATGCGGTTGAGGCTTACAAGAATAAGGTCAAGGAAATGGTTCGCGAAGTTACGAAGAATATTGTATCTCAGAAAATCATGGAGAAGGCACTTGAAAAACCTCTCGAATGGCTTACAGGTATCCTTGATGAAAAGGGTAAACTTGATGAGACCGACATGGACGATTTTGCGGACAAGCTCTACCAAGTAGGCGAAAATGTAGTTCCTCAGTTAACCGGTATCTTCGATGCTCTAAAGGAAAAGGGACTTGATTTGAGAGAAAACGGAAGTTCCTCTTTGACCAACTCGATAAAAGGCATTACCGAGGAGACAGGTGATCTTTTTGCATCCTATCTTAACGCGATTAGACTTGATGTCTCTGTAATTAGGGAAATGCAGGGCAAGTTCCTTCCTGAGATGAGCGAGATTTCAAAATCTCAGCTCACGCAGCTCAACCTTATTGCTCGGAATACCTTGCGCAATGCAGATGCAGCAGAGAGAATCGAGAAAATTTTCATTGAGTATAACGATAACTTCAACAGAGTTATCAATGGTACGAAATCTTTAAAAATGAAATAATTATGTTTGAAAAAAGAAATTTATCAGACAGAATGAAAAACGAGGCAGTTTCACTGGGTCTTTGCGCTCAGTGGACCGCCGAGTGGCACGACAACTCATCCAAGCATGAGATGGTCGAGAAGTTTGTTAAGGGTATCGACTTCTGTATCGGGAAGAACTGGCCTTCGACCAAAGATATGAAGAAGTACTTTGGTGATGTCATTCACGATCATGGTGTTTATGTTGACGAGAACGTTGACCTGCAAAATCCGAAGGTTGTCATCCTCAATGGAGAGTGTGTAGCAAATATCAACTATGACTGGATGGACAGTGGAGAGATATACGTAAGGCACAACTCTTCACTTTACCTGAAGGTTAAGGGATTCTCCAGGGTGTTTGTCAATCTGTTAGATGGTGCAGAGCTTCATGTTGAATGCGAAGATACCGCAAAGTGCTTCGTCTACCAATACGGAGGAACAGTCGTGAAAGCTACCGGAACAGTCAATATCAGGGATAGACACGATTTTAAGTTCAATTAACGCATATTTATACGTGTATTACTTGCAAATTTATGCAATATTTTGTATATTTGCATTTATAAATAGTTGATTTAGGTATGAAAGATTATTTCAGGATATACATGCAGAAGGAAGGCGATGGGAACGAGGTGAAGGACTCCATCGCCGACTTCGGTATGTACGTTAGCGAGAACCCGTTCAAGCCTTGTGATTCTGTCAAGGAACCAGCGAAAAGGGATTGGCACGATGAGCATGGTGATGACGAATATATCGGAAAGGATGGTCTCTATATGGCGGCCTACGAGAATAAGGTTAAGTTTATGTTCCACGGCGAGGCTTTCGGCGCTAACGAGAAATGTAAGGCTTTTATTGATTACATCCGCAAGTCAGGCATGATGAAGATGTATTGCGGCTTCAATAGAATCGGAAGACAGCATGTAAGACTTAAGGATATTGATCCAAACCTATATAGAGATCCGGATAACGAGGACTTGCTAGTTCTCTCTATCACTTTCAAGTTTAATGACCCTGTTACTAACATAAAGCCAATCATGGACGCACAGGGCAGTATTTCAAATTTAGGATAAAGACACATGAGTACTTGGAATATTTATCATAAGGATGGCTCGAAGCTGACAGACGTTAACGGAGAGCAGATAACCGTTCATGGATTGGAATACTCCGATTCTTGGATGGGTGAGTGCTTCGTGACTATCAATTTCAAGCATGAAGTGCCTATCAACTTTCAGATAGGCGACTATATTGTCTATCGTGGCGAGCGGTTTGAGCTCAACTACGAGCCGGGCAAGGATAAGCAGGCCAGACCCGACACATATGGAGAGGGCTTCGTATATGACAGCGTAAAGTTCAATGCATTGCAGGATGAGCTTGCCAGGGCAGAGTTCCTCGATGTGGTATTGAACGATAACGAGCTTCACTACACTTCCCTACCGAAATTTCCATTCTATGTACAGACTTTGGATGATTTGCTCGACAGAATCCAGGCATGCTTAAACGAGCAGATTGGTGCAGGTCTTTGGAAGATTTACTCCCGAAACAAGGAGCGTTCCGTGCAGCGTGGAGCCCTCGAAAGTGAGTGGTTGTCGGTTTATGGTGAGAAAACCGAAGATAACGTCATCGAATCGATGTCCATTACAGTGGATTCGCAGACCTGTTGGCAAGCCCTTGCGCTTGTGAACGAGAAGTGGGACATAAACTTCATCGTCAGAGGAAGAAACATATATGTCGGTACTACCGGAATACAGGCAAGCCATATCTTCAAGTATGGCCTCGGTAATGGATTATATGAGATTGTTCAGAACGCTGATTCCGACCAGAGTGTCGTTACGAGATTGAGAGCTTATGGTTCCGAGAAGAATCTTCCTTCTCACTACTATGCGGACCTCGGAGTAAAGTACGTGGCAAATATCACAAAGGTGGTTGCGGCAACAACACACGTAGAACTCGAACTGGACATTGATTATATTGAGACATATTTCAAGAATCAGAGAAAGTATATTGTCTCTGTGGAATCCGGAGAGCAGTCCGGCGGATGGGTACTTAAGGTAACCTTTGATTTCAAGACTGAGATTACCGGTTATGTAACACAGGCATACGGCTCTAAAAAATGTAGATTCTATTCTGAGCTGAAGGGAACACAGACTGACACCGGAGATGAGGAGTCAAAGGAGAAGCTTGATGCGTTTATTGCGCAGGTCAAGGCCGGAAATACAAAGATGTATATCACATCCGGCCTCAACAAGAAAAATATTCCTTCGTCCATGAAGGAGTACGCAAAGAATCTTCCGAACAACATGTCTATCAACAGACTTATGTTGCCTGGATTCCCTCATGTATCGCTGAGTGATTTCTATAACACACTCACGGATGAAGAGAAGAAGTACGTGAATCCTACCGGGAGACAGCATAAATTCTCCACAGATCCGCACAGGCCATACATCGATTCTATCAACATCGAGCAGATTGGTCTTCGTTCTGCATCGCAGTTCTTTGAAACAGATGATAAGACAAATGGAGTTATTGAAATCTACCCTACTATCGAGGAGATGGAAATCGGTGGCGTACGTGTTGATGAGATTGATGAGGGTGTGGCTCCTGATGATGACGGAAGATTTGGCGATAATGAAACCGTAAAGAATGTTGATATCTATCTTAAAAAGGCTATCGACTTTGATATCAACGACTTAAAGGATGACGACTTCTCCATATCGATGAAGGATGGTATGTGTGGCGGACGAACATTCAAGGTAGCTTCATCAGCCAAGATTGATGGAAGATGGAGGCTTACTATTGAAAGAGTAAAGGACGACGCTCTTGAGCTGTGGTTCCCATACAAAGACTACCCTATCAAGAAAGGCGACCATTTCGTTCTTACCGGCATCACACTTCCTGATTCGTATGTCAATGCTGCGTCTCTGAAGCTCCTTAAATACGCCATAGCATTCATTGACAAGAACGACTACACAAGGTACGTCTATCAGCCTAAGGTTGATGAGATTTTCATGGCAAGACAGCATGATCTTGCTGAAAAGGATACTACAGGAGTTATCAAGAGTCTTCATGATACGCTCAAAGCCGGAGACTTGATGGAGTTTGAGGATACTGACCTCAGAATTGGCGGTGTAATATCCATAGATCAGCTCACAATCAAGGAAGAAGATGGTAAGATTCCTACCTACGATATAACTCTCCGCGAGGATAAGGAGGTAGGAACTATTCAAAAGATTCAGCAGCAGATATCGTCGCTCCAAAGTGGAAATGGCGGAACAGGTGCAGGCTTGACAACAACACAGGTTAAGAATCAGATTGCGACAGAGGGAAGTAAGCACTTCATCTCAAAGATAAACGATGACACAGCGAAAGGAACTGTTACCTGGGAAAAGGTGCAGAAGTTCTTGCTGGGATTGCTTGTCGGTGGAGGCTCGTGGACTCCAGACGCAGAAGGTCGTTCGCATCTCATCACAGATTACTTGGAGGTAAGAATGAAGGCTATCTTCGAGGAGCTGGTCATCAATAAAACATCCACCATTGGCGGTAAGGAGATAATCTCTCCTGCTGGTGGCATGGTGGCTCATAAGGTAGAAGAGGTTACTGTGACATACAATAATGTGTCACAGAAGGCTTATCGTTGCTATTTCTTAGCAGAGCAGGATGGTGATGCCGTGGATAATGATTTCGCTGTTGGCGACCAGGTGCGCTCGGAATCATTCAACGTTCGCAAGGGCACTTTTCACAAGGCTGGCAATCACTTCTATTGGCGATTGGCAATCGGTCGTAACGAGGAACCTGTAGAGTTGGAAGGAAAGAAATATCATTACATCGACCTCTCAGATATCGATTGCGCTACAGCTAGCGATGTACCTGCGAAAGGTGATGTGTTATCGCAGTGCGGTAATAGAACCGATGTAGAACGTCAGAACTGCCTTATCTTCTCGGCGGTAGATACCTATTCGCCATCCATCAGCCTCTATCACGGCATCAACAGCTATTCCTTTGCCAATAGGGAGTATGTGGAATATGGTGTGAATAAGCAGACTAACAAGGCTTTCTTCAACGTCTACGGTGATATGTATGTAGGCGATAGACCTACAAAGGAGAATGGCTATGAGGGCAGCTCTTATATTAGATATGATAGCAGCACTAAGCAACTATCTGTTAAGGGTAAGATTTCCGCTAAATCCACTGTGGATGGCAAGGAATTGTCTCAGTATATCAAGGAGAACACCGATGATACCGTTGCCAACGAAGCAAAAAAGGCAGCAGAAGATGCTCAGAAGGCGGCACAAAACGCACAGAAGGACATTACGATCCTCGGAGAGACGGTCACTGGTAACAAGAAGGAATTCGATAATTATGTTACCAATGGCTACCTAGAGCCTTCCGAGATTGCGGCAATGGCGCAGGATTCTAAGCGACTTGAGGATGATTTTGCGGCAGCACAGAAGTCGTACAATGAGGTGAAGGAAGCAGAAGTGTTGGCAAACACTAATGAACTCATTGACCTCAAAACCGCTTTCGATACACTCACTACAGCCAAGACGGAACTCGTCACGTATCTCTCCGATATTTCGGCAAGATATAATAAGGCTGATACTAACGGCAAGGCAACCATCGTCTCAGCAGTGGGAACGAAGTTCACTAATTTTCAGTCTGCCTATGCTTCTTTCTACGACAAGCTGGGTCTGGCGAACGCATACATCACTAGAAAGATATATGGCGACCTCGGTGTAGTTATCGGTGATGTGGCTACCTATCAATATCTGAAAAAAGTGCTTGCCGATGGTGTGGAGACGGAAATCAATGGCGGATTGATTCTTACCAATCTCATCGCCCTGCGTGACCCTGAGACCAAGCGGGTGGAGAGTGGAATTAATGGTGTTATTGACAAGACGGCGAAAGGAAACGGCATTGCTACCTGGTGGGGTGGATATATGAACGATGGTGAGGTGGTTGGCTTCGATAAGAAGGAAGATTATTCAAAACAGGCAGCTACCTCTCTCGTCCGTTTTGATGGTTCCGGCTATATGGCTAATGGCGCAATCTGGTGGGGAACGGATGGTAAGGTTCACGCAGACCCGACATCGTTTATCATCAGCGAGAAGAATCTTGGCGCATACCTCACCTTCTTCGAGCCGACTTGGAAGGAAGGAAGTGCAGGAACGAGCGTTGCTGACCTTGTGTCTTTGAAGCCAAACGCTCCATTCTCTAAACTTGGCGTATCGGGCGATGCTACATTCGAAGGCGCAATCTCCTTCCATGGCATTAAGATAACGTATGATGCAACCAATAAGGCTATCAAGATTGATGGTAATCTCTATGCCACAGGTGGTATCACGGCATACGGAGCAGGAGCATCTACCACGGGCGGTGGCGGATTGAATGCAAGCGTAATCAGCTATGCGAGAATCATAAAGGGAGACTATACGGATGCGGACTTGACTAGCATTCCGAATGCCTATGCTATAAAGGCTCTCAGCAGCCGAATTGACAATATAGCATCAGAGCTTGGCGGTCTGAGCCTTTCTTGGAATAACATCACGGGTAAGCCATCAACATTCACACCTAGTGCGCATACCCATAAGTGGACAGAAATCACTGACCGCATCACGAAGGTAAGCCAGCTTACCAATGATAAAGGGTATCTGACTGCTCATCAGTCTCTCGCAAGCTATTATACCAAAGCGGAGATTGATGCAAAGGGCTATACTACCAATAAGGGTACTGTTACATCTGTAGCTCTTACCCTTCCTACTGGTTTGACGTGCGCAACTAAGACTATCACAACAAGCGGTACGTTTGCCATTAGTCTTGCCTCGGGTTACTCTATTCCTACTACTGCAAAGCAGACGGCTTGGGATGGTGCGGTATCGGCAAAGCATACTCATAGCAATAAGTCTGTACTGGACGGCATTACATCAACGAAGGTAACTTGTTGGGATAGTGCCTATGACTGGTACGCCCTTATAACTACTGACGAGGAGACTGCGGACGGCGTTATCAATAAGTGGAACGAGGTGGTGAGCTTCCTCGCCAATATTGCGCAGACAGACACTTTAAGTGGTATCGTTGATGGAATCAATAAGTCTATATCTGACGAGGTAACAAGAGCGAAAAAGGCAGAAGGGGTGAACGCTTCGGGCATATCCACCAACAAGACGAGTATCACCACCTTGCAGGGCTACTTTACAAGCGGTTCAGCGAAAAAGGCTCTCCAGCTCACGAATACTCGCAAGCTTTGGGGTAACTCGTTTAACGGTACTGCCGATATTAACGGAAGTATCATCGTGCCTGACGGAAAGTACATCTCCATCGGCAACATAAAGATGGAGTATGATGCAACCAATAAGGCGTTGAAGATTACGAACACTACGACTAACGAGGTGGCAAACCTCTATACTAGTGGTGGTGTTTCTGCCTATGGTGTTGGGACATCATCATCCAGTGGTGGCGGCTTGAACGGCAGTGTGAAGAGTTATTCAAATGCCTTGAAGCTTACATCAGAATCGCTGAGTGAGATTGCCTCTGCCTACTCCATCAAGGCTCTTGATTCTCGTATCTCCAGCCTAGAAGGAGGCTCGGCTATGAACGTTAGTGTTAGCGGTAGTGGAAACGCAGTGACAGCCATCAGTAAGAGTGGAACGACTATCAGCGTGACAAAGGGAACAACGTTCTTGACTTCACATCAGAGCCTTGCGAGCTACCTTACTAAGACTGACGCTGCCAGCTTGTATCAACCGAAGGGAAACTACCTTACCGCACACCAATCGCTCGATGGTTATGTAAATGCAATAACAACAAGTGGAAGCGGTAATGCTATTACTAGTGTTACAAAGAGTGGTAAAACTGTTACATTTACAAAAGGCGCAACGTTCCTCACCAGTCACCAAAGTCTTAGTGCTTATTTGAAGTCTGCTGATGCTGCTAACACATACCTCAAGCTTAGTGGTGGAGCTATGACTGGTAATATCCGCTACAAGGGTTCTAAGAACACTTATGATATGATAACGTTTGTGGACAATAATGCCGATACGTATGGCAATGGTATATGTATCGGTGGTGGTGGACTTACTATTATTGGCGGAGGAGAATCTGCAAGTGAGGCGTTAAAACAACATACGTCTGGTGGAGATGAAAATATGATTGTAGCCAATGATGCTGCGATAGATTTCTTCTCAAATGTACAAAATGGGTGGAACTCACGCAAAGTTGGCTCTTTTGATACCTCTGGATATTGGAACGGAGTTGGATTTAAAAAGGATAATTCAAATGATAGTTATGTACTTCTCGGTGGTGGCGGTCATAAAACTATATCTAGCTTGTCTGTTAACTATGCAAGCAGTGCAGGAAGTGCCAATTCAGTTGCTTGGGGAAATGTCAGTGAGAGACCAACGAAGTTAAGTCAGTTTACTAATGACAAAAACTTTGTTACAGGTTCTGTAAGCGGTAATACCATTACTATCAATGGTGTTTCTACTACTTGGCAAAATACTTGGAGAGGAATTACTGATAGTTATAGTGGAACTTCTACTGGTACTAGTCTTAGTCAAAAAGGAGCAAATGATTTATATAATGCTTTGCATAATGGATATGCTAGCAGTGCTGGAAATGCTGATACAGTAGATGGTTATCATGCAAGTCATTTGTTGGTTAAAAGAGGTAGATTAGGGGCATACAATATAGACAAAGAAACAACATTTGGTACTAGAGATATTCAACCTGAATCAGAAGTTACAATTAGTGGTAAAAGACCTTTTGATGGATGGGGTACATTATTAGTTATAGGTAGTATTGATGGTGCTTCTAATCATCAATTAGCATTTACAGGTGATAATAGAATGTTTATTAGGTGTGCATACGGTACTAGTAATAACTATAATACTAAAGATTGGGCTACTGTAGCTCTTACTTCTGACAATGTAGCTTCTGCTACTAAACTCCAAACTGCTAGAAGTATTTGGGGTCATAGTTTTAATGGTACTGGAGATGTTAATGGAACAATATATATAAATAATAGTAACTCTAGTAATGGAGCTATACGATTAAATAATGATATAAGTGCTAATGCTCGTATATCTGCTATAGATAGTCAAGTAATATTTAATACTGGTGCTGCTATTCGTTTTGGTGAAACTGCTTGGGATTGGAATCAATGGGCAGGACTTAGATATAATCATTCTAATAAAACTATTTATCTTGGTATAGCTGATGGTTCTGTGTTTAATGCTAATACTCCTCAACTTGATGGTACACTTAGACTTGCAGGTATTAAGACTATAATTCCTAATGCTGGAGCTAGAATTGGAGGTAATGGTAGTTTATATTTAGGCGATGCTAATAATTCAGATTGGGTTTATGTTCAAGACATGTGTAGTCAAGTAAATAGTAGTTATTGGAACATAAACCAATTAGGTAATGCTACGTTTAAAAGCCTTACTGTTAATGATGTTATTAGTTGTAATAGTATTAGTGTTAGTAAAAATGCTATTATTGCTGGTAATTTATCAGTTAACGGTTTAATAAATAATAAAGGTATACTACCTACAAATTATGAAGTTAACAATAAAGGAACTAGTTGTTATGTTTCAGCTGATGCTTTATGTTCTGGAATTACTGCTATTACTGATAGTATACCTATTAGTAATGTAGATATACAATATTCTAATGATAATGGTACTAATTGGACTAAATATGAAATGTCAAACGATAATAAATTTAAACTATATGCTAACGTTACAAGTTTAAATCAAATATCTTTAGGTAATAATGTTATCACTGGTAATACTGATGCTGAAAAGTTAGCTCAAATAAAAAAGAACGAATTAATATTTTCGTTTGAAATTCCTAACTCTTGTTATTCTCAAGTATATTTTGCTTGTGTTGATATGGGACAAGGTGTTGGTGTTACTTGTACTGTAGAGTATTTAAATAGTAAAGGTGTTATAGTCAATACTTATATTAAATATATGACCGGATGGAACCAATTTAATTATATAAATCTATCTAGAGGTAACGAAGGTTTTCCTGTAGGAAATGATAATAGAAGATATATTCGTTTTAGATTTAAACATGACCAAAATACTACTGCATTACGAAATGCTTCAATAAATAGAATACGAATATTTGCTTTTACTAAGTATTCATTTCCTACTGATAGATTTATGGGTCATACAGGTCATATATATAACTTTGATTATAATATGAATACTTACTTCCCTAATAGCATTCTTGCTAAAGGCGGAGTTACAGCTTATCAATCCTCAGACATCCGTTTGAAGCAGGATTTGCGGAAGCTGGACTACTTGGGTATCATCAAGGCGATGGGTGGCACTTATGGCTTCGCTTGGAAGAAGGACAACACAAGGTCTATCGGTTGGATTGCCCAACACGTCTTGTGCAACCCTCACTTAAAGGACATCGTGGAGACTGATGAGAAGGGCTACTACAAAATCAACTACTGGTCTCCGAAGCTGATTGCAACGGCATTCGGTGCTATCGAGCAGGTGGGCGATGAGGTCAGCAGGTTGAAGGCTCGGGTGGTCTTCCTTGAATCAGAGGTTCTGCGATTGAGTGGAGATAAGGAAGACTGCAACAAGAAGAGATTAGATAACAAGAATATTAATTCATTAAATTAGATTAGAAAATGGAGAATTTAAAGATTAACAAGAAGAGTGAACAGACAACTGCCACTTATACCAAGGGCGGCAATCGAGTAGAAATCACCTACAATGTTGACAAGACGGGTGGCAACATCGAGAGCATCAATATGAGTATCTATGGTGACCCAAATGGTAATTATCTCGGCAATGCGAACGCAAGCTACAACGGCAGCGAGCTGACCTACAACATCAGCGGTGTTCCGCAGAGCAAGCTCAGTGAGGTATCAGCATTGATTAAGGAGGTCAATTCCGCTATCGCCGCTAATATGGCAAGCGAGGCAGCAGAGTAGGTATCGTGAGTACTAACGCAGGGTGGCTCTTATAGAGCTGCCTTGCCTAGTGTTTTAAGTTCTAAAGATTAAGCGTATGGAACGCTTTATATTATAGCTTGCGAAAGTGTTCAATGTAACAGTAGAGCGAGTTGTTACTAAAGAAGTTGTAACAGAATTAGAAACTAAAGTTGAATATTTAAAAAATAAAGATTATGCCTTACAATAGTGAAACTGGAATTATTAGTGCTCCTGTTAGCATTGATGATGTTAAACGGGCTCTTGGAGAGAGTAGCAATGACCTTGCTACTCTTTGTAAGAGTGAAAATATAAATATATGGAGTAAGTATAAACCTATTAGTTGTAAAGGTGAATTTAAAGAATATCCTATTAGAGAAGACTCTGATGAAATAGTAACATCTTCATATAGTAAATATACTTGTGTTGTTCGTTGTGGTATGAATATACCTATGGATACTTATAAGAACTTACGTTATAATTATGGAGGAGAAGGTTTTGCAATTAAAGGTTGTAATAACCTTTATAAAGATAATGTATATGGTATTAATGGTTTTATTCATGATAACACAAGTACAACAGTATCAGGAAAACATTTTCCAAAAGGTGGTGTTAATTCTCCTTATAGATTAAGTGATTTTAGAAACTATAATAGTAAAGCAATAAGTAATATATTCCTATCTTCTATTCCTCAGTTATTTAATGCTGAAATTTATTATTCTTCAACTCCTAAATTTAATTGTGTTCTATATAAGGATGCAAATGCGTATGATAATACAAATGTTACTATGGAAGATATAATTACCGATTTATCTTTAGCTTGGTCTTTTTGGATTCAAATTTGTTATGATTCACCATATAATGTTAATGATAAGATTTATAAAAATTATTATGTTGGTAATTGCCAAAAACCAACAGATTATATATATGCAAGTAGAGAAATAACTTTTGATATAGGTAGTGGAGATAAGCTTATTACTATTGTACCTTTTTTAGCATATACTCGTAATGCAACTTTATATGATAATACAAAAATAATTTTTATATCTCCTCCAGGTGCTATTAGTTTTAAATATTATCCTAGACAAATTAATATGGAAAGTATTAAAAGTGGTTCTAGTGGTTTTGTTGATTTCTCATCGTTGAGAGAATTAGTTGGTGGTACTTGTATTTGTAAAGCTAGAATACATAAACTTCCTGATGCTACAATTACAATTACTGATGGTATGTTTAGAAGTGTTTGTACTTATGGTAATGATAAGACAACATACGGAAGAGGTTATGTATCTAATAGCTCTGGTCAAATTACAGATTCTGTAACTATTCCTGAAGGTGATAGAACAGATTATGTTGATATATATATAAGATTTGATAATGTTTATGAAGGAGGTTATTATGGACAAAGATGTGAATTATCTTTTGAAATTAATATAGATGGCGGATGGAAACAAGTTCCTCCAGGAGGTAGTTATATTATGCATTAAAACGTAGATGTTCTTAATATAACAAATATGCTAGAAATGTATTTGTGGTTTACGTTCTCACCGAGAAAGCAGACACATTACGTCCTAGTGATTATCCAACGTGGGGAAGCTGTTTTTAAAATTCGTAAATTTTGCTCCTCCTGCATTGTTATTCGGAATTATTTTCTTAACTTTGCACTGTTAATAGGAAAGGTATTCTGCTATGGCAATCTGGCAAAGAATATTGTATAACATAAAAATAAAGAAACAATTATGAAAAAGATTAAGACAATTGAGGCAGTTGATGCCTACAGAACGTTGAAAGCATTGAAGACATCATCTATGAGCGATGATGCCGCCTTGCGAGTTTGGAAGAACATGAAGGCACTGCGCCAAGTAGCCGACACTTACGACAAGGATGTGAAGGAAGCGCAGGAGAGCCTGAAGGACGATAAGTTCGAGGAGATGCAGCGCAAGCTTCAGGAGTGCCAGCAGCTTGAGCAGAAGCACGCCAATGAGGGCTACGAATACACCAAGGACGATTCAGCCAAGTTCGCTGAGGTCAATGAGTACTTCTTCAATCAGAAGCAGAAGACAGAGAAGTACTTCTCAGACCTTGCCAATGCCGAGGTAGAGGTAACCATCGAGGCAGTTGAAGAGAAAGAGCTTTTCAAGGCTGCTAAGGATTGCGGCTTGAAGTTCGCTGATATGGAGACCCTTGAGGTTGTGATAGGATAAACACTAATAGCGTTAGAATTTGGCAAGAAAGCCGTTCTAACGCTATTTTTGTAGCCATCTACTTTCAGATTGTTACATTTTATAAAGTTTAACACAAAAATCAATCAAAAACCAATTACTTTTATTAGAAGATGCGTACCTTTGCGGCATCAATCTTTTAAATCAACTAAAATATAACAGCTTATGACTAAAGAGGAAGAAGATGAAGTCCATCGGTTAGTTCAATCAGTCGGTGTTGTACAGTTGTCAAGAGTAATGTTTAAGGACATGGACGTTAGCGAAATGATAAACGTCATTATCCTTGCAGGTAGAGGCTACAGCGTAAAGCTACTCACTTGGTTTAAGTATTATTGTGAAGTGATGCCTCTGTTTATCATGCTTTTTCATATTGCATGCATGGTAACATTTGCGTCTCATGAAAAAGAAATGTGCGTATGGTTTAAGGAGAATTGGGTATCGGCAGCATTTATCTATTTTTCCGTTTACATCCATCCGCTTGTGCTTATACTTGCGAGCAGATTCTTTTGGCTCTGCTACAGATGGCGTATTCCGATGATAATCTACCTATTTGGGATAAATGCTATTCATATCGTATACTGGAATGTTTTTACCACCAACGAAATGGTGGAAGCTAATGTTGTAATACTTGTAATGACCATTATATTTTATGTATATGGTTTTGCCGATAAGTATTTCTCAGGCAAGGGCTGTCAAAGTTTAATCTCTAGATTATAATGATATGGGAAAGTTATTTGGTTATCACACCTTGGGAGTGTTATTAAAATCGTTATCGGATTCTTGTTTTCGAGCAGACGAGCAAGAGAAGAGAGGGGAGAAGGTAACTGCTTGCGGAATGAGTAGCGATGAGATAGAAGACCTTTGTGAGAACTATCTGCCGTATGCTCTCAATCCGATGCTATCTACCGAGGAAGTCAAGGAGAAGCTTCACGTTTCTGATGCTACCCTTAACAGGATGGTTGCAAGGGGCGACATTCCGAACGGTGAGTGCAAGAAGCGAGGGCACACCCGATATTGGAAGAAGTGGGATATACTGCACTTCATTAAGAGCAAGAGAGGTAAGTGATTGCCTCTCTTTTTTTTGTTATTTATGATATTACCTCCTATCACCTTAAATCACTGATAATCAAGCAATAAAAGAAAGTGTGATAGAGTTATATTTGCTCTCCCCTATTCTTTGTACCTTTGCATCCGTAACGTTACAATAGTGTTAGTTAATATTAAGGATTTCAAAAGATTGTATTATGGAAATGACAGATGCAAAGGTCGTAGAGAAGAAAATCTACGAAGAGGGAAAGAAGCACGATGATTATGCTTCTAAGGCAACAGGTAATGCTGGTCTTACCCTTGGTATCATCGGCACAGCACTCGGTGCTGGTGCTTGGTTGCTTGGCGGTAACAACCGCAGTGTGTTTGGTTCACTTGGTGGCGGCAATATGCCTGAGAACGTGAACATCAACGCTTATGGAGCTAACGCAAGCTCCAATCAGCCAACCGCCTTACAGGTGATGGAGAAGGAATGCGATGATGAGGTGAAGTTGCTTACCTACATGTTCGGTATGAAGCTCGACACCGCTAACAAGTTCTACGCTATGCGAGAGACAGATATCGCTGAGAAGTTCTCTATGTATAAGGGTGCTAACGATGCTATCAACGCCGAGAACCGCCGTGCAATGCAGGCTGAGTTCGGTCTTTACAAGTCTCAGATTGATGCAGATTTTGGCTTGTACAAGAATCAGAGAGACCAGTACGATGCGTTGCAAGCAAAGTATAGCGACCTCGACAAGAAGGTAGCCGTGATGGAAGCCCTCACTCCTTACAAGGAGAAGCTTATGATGGCTTACGTCAAGGAGAACACTTGCAACTGCTTGCGAGGGCAGTTGATGCTCCCGAACACTCCAGTACTCCAGGGATTCGGTAGTTACAGCGGCTGCAACTGCACTGCTCCATCTACTCCCACTACAGGAGCGTAACAGAGCAGTAAGGAAGTCGGTTAGACGGACTAAGAAAAAATGAGTTGGTGAGGGGTGTTTGCCCTCGTGGTGGATGCCCTCTCACCTCTCTATAATATATCACCAACTTAAAGATATTGGTTATGATGAATTTTGGAAACAGCCCATTATTGGATATGGGTACAAGTCAGCAGCAGCCGCAAATGATGGATGCTGAGCTACAGAAGATGTATGAGGCAATACAGCAGAAGCGAGCATCCATCAACATGCAAGCGCAGCAGTCTTCCACCCCTTTATGGGATGAGATTGATAAGATTGAAGACAATCTTACAGGCGCACAACGTCAGTACTTGATGCAGAATCAGGAATACGTCAATAGCTTGCAATATGTGTCTAAGCTAGTGCAAGACGAGGAATTGCGCATTATACGCCCTCGTATCGAAAGCACTCAGCAAGGACAGGAGGCATTAAAGAAACATTTGTCTTTGATGCAACGACTGAGAAAAGAAGTAGCACAGGCGGAAGAGCAGAAAACCGCTATGCTTAACGACTATATGACAAATCATAGTGATAAAACGTGGCAAGAGTATCTCGCTATGGTTCAAGGGACAAAGAAGGGAGGAACTAAGAAATGAACGTAACAGAATTGAAAGAGAAACTGCTTACATCGCTTGATTTGTGGGCAGATGCTAGAATAGACGATATGGTTAAGGCTAACCAGATGCTCGCCATACCATCAGTGTACATGAAACGTGCGGCGCACAACATCATCGCCAAGCACAAAGATAGTTGGGGCAAGAGCATTGACAACGCTACCCTATTCATCGCCGATGAAGACGGCAACATAGATGCCAACACGATATTTGAAGATATGATGCAGATGCTAAAATCCGTGGAAGATTACAAATTCGATGTAGGTTTTATACACGGACATATCGACAAAGGAGTTGTGTCTATTGACCTGCCAGATGGAATTGCTACTGCTATCCTCTTTGGAAGCAAGCGAAGCATCAACTTCACAGAGGAGGACTTTGTAGAATTGAAAGATTTGATAATAGGTTAAAAAATATACAAGATATGGAAACAAAAGACATTATGAGTAAGTTTGATGAGCTTTATGGAATGATGGCATCATCAGCAAACGTAAAGTATATGCACGTATTCGGTAATACGATGCGTTGCATGATGAAGGATATGGCATCCAAGCACCCAGAGTTGGCACAAGAGTATCTTGATAAGCTTTGCGCTATCAAGTGGAAGAACTATCTTACGAAGAAGGAAGCTTCTGAGATTGTAAACAGTATGAATCCACCAGTAACCTGGGATATGCAGACATGGATCAATGCTATGACCGGTCTCGGACTTGCAACAGAGGAGAAACCTTATTACAACGATTACGCTTTGTACGTTGCGATGAATCAGGTTGTAAGCGACCACGGATGCACAATTGCTAAGATACTCGGCAAGGAAGATGTTAAGGACATTGATACAGAACATCTGGTTAAGTATGCCCACAGCCTTGCACTCGATTTGTTGAAAGACAAGGATGGTGTATACAACATCAGAGAGTATTTTCTGAAGTAACATCAAAAATATACGGTTATGAAAAAGGTATTCGAAGACATTATAGCTAGCAATGATATGCAGGCTATCAAGAACTGTGTTACGATCATGGCAGATTGTTGCGAAGTCGGAATGAATGACAGCGTAATGCTTGATATGATGAAGCAGGTCCAGGGAGAGATTGGCGCGTGTCATTATAACGAAGAGATGGCAGATATGCATCTTTGTCTCATCGGTCAACTTCATACTAAAGATGTGGCAAAAGACTATTGGCATGAGGTCAAGAATGACAACATCAATCTCGAAGACTGGTGCGTTCTCTGGGGAGAGATGGTAAAGCGTAACGACGCAAAGATAAAGAAATGGTTCCCGAAGATCAACACGTACAACTACGAGCAAAAGATTTTCGATGAATGTATTTCCTTCCTGGAAAGTGGCAGACTTCCATATTACGACTTGAATGTCTAAAGTTTTTCGTTATTCTGAATGAAGTTTCGGTTTTTTTTGCTATCTTTGCAGAAAGAGACCGAAACTTTATTTTTATTAATTATTCAGGATAACAGATTATGACAAATTTATTAGATTCTTCACAGATTAGGCAGATAGTGGTTACAATTTCCTCTGCTATACTTGCCTTTGCAACGCCAACTGAAGGTTTCGTTCTGGCGCTAGTAATTGCTTTCGGCTTCAATATCTTTTGTGGTATGCGAGCTGATGGCGTTAGTGTTGTACGATGCAAAAACTTTTCGGCATCAAAGTTTGTAAACGCCATTCTTGAAATGTTGCTCTATCTTACCATTGACTATGTGATATATGGTATCATGATAGGCTGTAATGACGGAAATGAGGCTTTGTTTGTAATAAAGATGCTTACATACATTTTCTGCTATGTGTATCTATGCAACGCGTTCAAAAACCTCATCAAGGCATACCCTAAGAATGTAGCATTCAGAGTTATTTACTACATTTTGAGATTCGAGTTTGCAAAGGCATTGCCTAGTTATTGGAAACCGATTATTGACAGACTCAATAATGAGTTTGATAAAAAAGAGGAGGAAAACAAAAATGGCAAACAGTAAGATTTTAGAGCCGTTCATCCTAAAGTGGGAAGGTGGCTTCGTTAACGACAAGGATGATTTGGGAGGAGCTACTAATATGGGTGTGACTCTTGCTACGTACCGCTCAGTATTCGGCAGCAAGAAGACGGTTAACGATTTAAAGCGTATGACCCGTGTGCAATGGGGTGTAATCTTCAAGAAGTACTACTGGGATAAGTGGAATGCTGATGATATTAAAGACCAGAACGTAGCCAATATCCTCGTCGACTGGGTATGGGCTAGCGGAGCCTACGGTATCAAGATTCCTCAGAGAGTTCTTGGCGTTGATGTGGATGGTATTGTCGGGCCGAAGACTATCGCAGCTGTCAACGCAAGAGATGGCCGGGATCTGTTTGATACCATCAAGCAGGAACGGAAGGATTTTATTGAACGTATCTGTCAGACAAGACCACAGAACAAAAAGTTCAAGAATGGTTGGCTGAACAGAATTAATTCACTTGATT